GGGGGTGAACCGCACCTTGCCGGTGACCGGCACTTCGTCGGGGAAGTTGTCGGGGTCGCCGGTGGTGTCAGCGACGGTGGCCAGGAAGCGGCCGGTTACGGTTCCATACTGCACGAAGGGTGCTCCTACTCGGGTGGAGGTGCGGGGGGCCGCGACGGCCGAGTGGCCTCTAGCGCGGTCGGGATGACGTCGGCCAGGATCTCTTGGTCCTGCTCGATGGGGTAGGGCATGGGGATGCCGTGGTGCTCGAAGGTCGCTAGGATCTCGACGAACCAGCGAGCGAGCGCGTTGCGGAACTTGCGGTCCTTCTCGCGGAAGTCCTTGAGTTCCTTCCGGAGCCCGTTGACCTCTTCGCGGTAGCCCGCGACCTCCTCGCGGTACTGGCGACGGTCCTCCATGATGTCCTTGATGAACAGCCGGGGGTCGGCGCCGTAGCGCTCTTCTGCCTCGCGCTCCTCATCGTCATCAGGGACGATGGCGCGTGGGTTCTCGCGGGCAAACTTGAGTCGCGCGCGGACGGTGAGGTAGCCGATGATGGCACCGATGATGGTGACGAGGCCGCCGATACTGGAAACTACGACGGCGTCACTCACGGTGCTTGCCTCTCTCTGTTGGTATCTCGCCGGTGCTGACCGCCTTGCCCGCCTCCTCCCTCTGCAACTGGCCAAGTAGGTCGAAGAATCGCCACAGGTAGAACGCGATGCGAATGATGATTAGCACAAGCGTCAGGATCGAGGTGATTGACCCTGCCATGATGTAGAGGATGGTTAGTCCCGCATAGACAGTGAGCCCCAGGGAGGCCGCGCCGATGCCTAGTAGTTCGAGCCGGGATCGGAGGAAGATGAGTCCTACGAGCCCGGCGAAGGCACCGAAGATGATCATTCCAGCCCAGAGCGGCAGGAATAGTGGAATGGTGAAGTCCCCCACGATACGGGAGCCGAACACAATTGCGAATATGCCGAAGGCGACAACACCCGTGTCGATGATCGGCATGACGATCGTGAATAGACTACGGAACCGAGAGGGCACGAGCGGCAGCGCGTTGCGCGACCAGATTGTCTTAGGCATCGTGCCCTCTCAGGTTACTTCGTGGGGGCCTGGTCGACGCCAAGGCCGTCACCCGGGACGCTAACGTCTGCGGGGTCGGTCGGCGCCTCAGGGAGCGTCGCGTTGTCACTCACGGGCTCACCGTTGACCGTCAGGTGCGACAGGTCGGGGGAGACCGCTTCGGACTTCGGCACGGAGCCGAGGCCGATCTTGGTGAGCCAGGCGTTTACAGCGGGGATCGCCATGATGCGGCTGAGGCCCGCGGCGACCGCGGTGATGACGCCCGCGGCGGTGATGAGCCACCCGTAGAGCGGGCCGTCGACCGGGAGGCCAGCGGCGCTGATGATCTGCGGGAGCACGAGGGCGAACCCGAGGAAGGCGGGGATGCCGACCTGGACGATGGTGCGGAGGACGCGCTGGGACTTGAACCAGATGTCCTCGACGTTGATGTCTGCCACGATGGCTCCTTACTTGACCTTCTTGAGAACGGTCTTGATGATGGCGAGTTCGAGAGCGTTGAACTTCTCGGCGTAGTCCTTGGACTGGTCCGCGCGGATGAAACGGCGGATGAGGCCGAGCACCTGCGGGAGAAGGATCTTTGCGCCTGCGACGGTCACGTTCCCCATCTGCCACGAGCCGGTGCCGACCCAGAGCGTGGGGACCTTGCCAGCGGCGTCCCATGTGATTTTCATTGTGTCTTCTGTCTCCACATCGGTCTTGGGGGTTTCGGGGTCGCGGGAACTCTCCTTGACGAGCGAGGCGCCGGGGAGGTTGACGGAGGGGATGGGTGCCACGGCGGCGGCATAGCCACCGTTGTGATGCCACTGCTCGGCGCGGGCGAACCCTGCGCCGGTCCACTTGATGCCGCGGTACGGAGCCCGCATGTGCAGCCAGTCGAACTCGGCCTGGGTGAGGGCTCGGTTGTTGCCGTTCTTGTCGGTGATGCCGAAGTCAAGAGCGGATCCGCGGGAGGCGTCGTGGGTCGACGTGTACGGGTTGGCCGCGAGGGCTCCGCCGTGGTACAGGTACTGGTTGTACAGGTACGCCTGCCGCTCGCGGGAGCGGATGCCCTCGTTCACGGTTAGGCGGTCCCCGTCCTTGGCGACCTGCGTGTCGAACTCGTAGCAGAGCGAGGCGACCTGGTTGGCGACCGCGAGGGACTCGACGAACTGCTCGGTCCCCTTGAGGTCAGGGTAGGATGATTTGCCTACGGAGTAGGGCACGTGGGGCCTCCTTAGCCCAGTAGGGTGACGCGCGCTGACAACTGCATTGCCTGCGTGGATCCTGAGGTCTGATAGGTTGCGATTCGGAGATAAGTGCCGTTGGCCGTGGGATTGAATACATTCGACACCGACGCCGCAATGACGTCTTCTCCCGCATTTCCCACTCGGGCCAGACGGGTGTCGTCCATCGTGGCTCCCGTCTGAATCTGGAGGAAGTTACGTCCTTGCAGATTTCCCGTGGTGGTTGGGATGACCAGGAAGATGTCGACGGAGTACACACCGACCTTGTTCAGGCGAAGGGCGTTACCCGTTGCTGTGACGATGGAGGTGTTTGACGAGTTACCCGTGTCCACGAGCCAACTCGTGATGAAGGTGGCAGACGCGGTGGAGACGCTCTGCGTACGAGTGAACTCGATGTGATTGTTCGAGGGAACCACAGAGGTGCCGTCTCGACGCTGGAAGTCTCGTGCGGTGATAGTCACGTCGGGCGTCGTGTAACTGGTATCTGTCGACGCCGTCATCACAGGCAGCACGGTCGCGGGGGATCCGCTGTACGTGTAATACAGTTCAGAGGCCGTCAGTCGCGGGCGGTTCTGATCGCGGTTAGGGCCACCCTTACCGAGCACTTCTGTACGGGCGGCGCTGTACCCCCAAGTGATCGAGTCGCTACGCATGAGCACGGAGCCAGAAGTGGCGTCGATGACGGGGGTGTCCACACCGTCGACGGTGAGTTGCCCGAAATGGACCGTCGGTGCGATGATTCCGTGCGACAGGACCAGGTTGCAGGGCCGGGACAGCGCGACCGCCCCCGTTGCCGCCCCCGCGTTGGGGTTACGAGGGACAGTGAACGCAGCGGTGGTGGGCGTCGTGGTGTAGTTGTTGGCAATCGTGATCGTCGAGAACGTGCCGTCGGCGTAGCCGTAGATGCTTCCGGCGGCCTTGGTGCTCAGGGTCGAGTACACGTCGATACGGGTGCCGAGCATTTCGAGTCGCTGGCCGGACGCGGCTGACCGGATGGTGGCGCCGGTGATGGTCTTACCGTTCAGCGAATCGAGGTTGATCTCGGTGGCGGTGATGGAGCCCGCGGCGATCTCGTTCGCGGTGATCGTTCCGGCCTTGATCTCGCGGGCTGTGACCGTGTCGGCGACCATCTTGTCACCGGTGATCGTGGCGGCAGCGATCTTGTCGGCCGTGATCTCCAGCGCCTTGATGTTACGGGCCAGGATGGCATCTGCGCCGATCTCACGCGAGGTGAGGGTGTCCGCAGCGAGCACGGCAGCGGTGAGGGATGCCGCAGCGATGCGGTCGGCCCCGAGGAAGCCGGAGGTGATGGACCCCGCGTCCAGGTTGCCGAGCACGGCGTCCGTGATGACCGTCTTTACCCAGGCCGAGGTCTCCGCGTCGTACACGTAGTAGTCGGTGATGTTGTAGCCCGAGTCCCACACGAACCACTGCTGACCCTCCACGCCGGGAGTGCCGACGGCGGGGGCCGCTCCCGAGTAGGTGGCGCCACCCCCAGCCGCAGCGGCGGCGTCGAGGGCTTCCTGTGCCTTCTCCAGGGCATCCGCGGCGGCGTCGGAGGCGAGTTCCCCCGCGGCCACCCCATCGAGGGCTGCCTGTGCCGCGGCGTCCGTGGCCTCCTGGACAGCGATAGCGTTGGCCGCGATGGCGTCCTCGTTGGCGGCGAGCAGGTCTTCGAGGCCGGGGAGGAAGTCCGGGATCTGCTGGGCGAACCCGACCGCGTCGGCGATGTTCGTGGTTTCGCCGCCCTGAGTGAGGGAGGTGTTGGCGATACCGCTGGTGCGCGTGAGGATGGAGACCTGCGACTTGAGATCTGCGATCTGCTTCGCAAGGTCTTCGATTTCAGTCACGTGGGTCTACTTTCCGTAGGTGAAGGAGTCCGTTCGCTCCAACTTGAGCGTCGCAGTGGAGTCCGAGGTGAGCGACCAGGAGACGATGCGGTGCCAGATGCTGAGACGCCCGAGCCAGGGGAGGTCGGCTTGGACGAGGATGTCGTCGCCGAGGGCCCACGAGCCGATAATGGCGTTCGGGTGGTCCTTGACGGAGATCTGGTCGATGGTCAGGTTGGCGACGGCCTGGAGGAGCGCCTGGCGAGCCTGGGCCTGGAGCAGTGAGAGTTGCTTCGTGTCCTTGTTGCTCAGGACGTTTACACGGCGGAGACGGCCGTCGTTGACCGCGGAGGTGGTGTGGATCATCGCCTCACCCTCGCCGTTGCCGAGGCCGAAGATCGTGTTGGCGTAGTCGTCGCCGTTGGACTTCGCGGTCGGCACGAGGGTGACGTTGTCGCCCATGATGAACGCGAGGTCGTCGCGGCGTCGGCCAGCACGCGGGTACTGGACCTGGATGGTGTGGTCGATGCCGGTCTTGTCCGAGTTCCAGGAGTGGATCTCGGTGTAGTCGAACGGGGTCGAGGAGGCGAGATCCTTGATCTTCGCTCCGCAGTCCGGGGCTTCCCACCAGAGCAGTTTGTAGGCGCCGCCGTCGTCCTTCTGGACGTCGAGGGCCTTCTTCTTGGCATCGCTGGCGTTGTCGGACTTGACCTTGGCCGCGTCGCGGACCTTGGCCTGTGCGTCGGCAGCGGCGTCGGCAGCGGCGTAGTTGTTCGTCGCGGTGGTGACGGCGGCGTTCGCAGTGTTGTAGGCTGCCTGTGCGTTGTTGATGGCCGTCTGGTTCTTGGGCTTGATCGCCTTGGCAGCCGTGAGGTTCTTGGAGGCCGTGGTGCGAGTGGCGATCTTGTCGGACTTCGTCTTGCTCAGCGCGGTCGCCGTGGCACGGAGCGCGGTGTACTTGTCACGCTCGGTCGTGTAGGTCTTGTAGGCAGCGTTGTACGCGGCGGTCGCTGCGTTGGCGGCGTCCTCCGAGTGGCTACCTACGGTGACGCCGGTGGTGCCCGTGACCTGCACGCCGAGGTCGCCCGTGTCGAACGACTGGAGGTGCGACCAGATCTCGCGGATGACGTCAGCGACGTCGACCTCTGCCCCGTAGTATTCGCCGAGGTACGGCATGCCCGCGGGGTAGGTGGCGAAGGTGGCCGCCTCGATGCTCCAGGTGGATCCCGTGGCCTCTGAGGAGATGACGATGCCGCCCCAGCGGATCTGACCGTCCGCCTCGGCGTAGAGGAGCGTGTTCCACTCCTCGAACATGGGGCGCCCATCCATTGCGGTGAGCGCCCCAGTCTGAGGGGAGACCGTGCCCTTGAGCGAGCCTGCGGCGGAGAGTGACCACGTCAGTTCGCTTCGGGTCAGGAACGGGACTTCGAGTTCCAGGATCTGCCCTGTCGTTGCGCGCTGCGCGATGTACCGCCACTTGGTCATTAGACTGTACGCTCCACAAAGGTGATGTCGGCGAAGTAGTAGTCGCCGTCGCCGGTTCGGATCTGGGCCCCGTTGGTCGCCGTGCTGGCGCCCTTGAACCGGCTGGACAGCGCGACGGTGGTGCCACGCATGGACGCCGGGATGGCCCAGTAGCCGTCTGACGGGTTCATCATGGGCTGTCGGTACTCGCCGCCGACGACGGTGGTGTCGAGGTACTGGTCGCCGTAGAGGGTGGTGTCGTCGAACTGGTTCACCGGCCCGAGGAAGGACTGGAGGTTACCCGCTGCGTTGCCGCTGAGGTAGCGGAGCGTGCTGTTCATCACGATGGTCGCGTGGGTCGCCCACGTGGGGACCTGGATGTTCGTGATGGGGTTCTGCGGGAAGTTCTGCCAGCCGGTCGAGATCGTCAGCGTCTGAGCCGCCATGGTGCCCTTGGCGACGATCCGCTGCGAGCGGGGACGAGCGAGGGTACGCAGGTCGGTGATCATGGACGCGGTGATCGTCGCGGTGGACGCTGGGATGGTGACGCGAGCGAGCGTGACAGCCGTGCGACCCGCGTAGCCCGAGACGTCCTGGAGGCGAGTGGTGCCTGCCGGGACGTTCGAGATCACGCGTGTAAACACGTACGGTCCAACGGTCGGGTCTACCGGATCCTGCCAGGGCTCGCCGGAGAGCCAGGGGTCCTCGATCTGCGCGACGATGAGGTCGGTACGGCCGCCGCTGGAGGTGGTTGCCGCGATGGCGACCTGGTCGGCCGTGCTCATGCGCGCGACGTAGGTCTGGTTGTCGGACGCGGCTGCGCGGTTGAGGATCAGCGCTGCGCCGTCCGCGACCTGGACCTTGTTGCCCGGGACGGACGTCGGGGTGACCTTGAGGTCGCCCGGAGTGACGACGCCCTCAGCGCCGCCGGTGGCCGCGTAGGCCAGGGTGCGTGCGACCTCGGGAGAGTGCTGTGCACCTCCGCCGACGAACCACGGGACCGGATCGAATGCCACAGGTGGCTCCTTACATCGTTGGGTATGCGTTCCGCCAGGTGAGTTGCGCCTGGGGAGTGCCGGTAGCGGAGGTGCCACGCAGCGAGAGGTTGTAGGTGCCCGGCGGGATCGCAGCCTCGGAGAGGCGGTTCGTCCGCGGGTCGAGGGTTCCGGCGATGCTCGCGCTGTTGCGCTTGATCGAACGGGCCCAGGGCCGGGTGTCGATGACGAGTTTCTGGTCGTAGGCCAGGGTGGTGTTGAACGTCATCTTGAACACGCCGACGACCTCGATGGACGGGTTGGCGATGGGGCCGTTGATCGTGATGACCGGCCAGACCGGCAAGAGCCCGTCGACCTCGAAGGTCTGCGAGCGGTCCGAGGTTGCCGTGGTTGACAGCGGCGAAGCCAGCGGGGCCACGAGACCGCCGCCGAGATCCGGCACCAGTTTCACCGTAGCGAACTGCGAGGGGCCGTACCACAGGTCGTCCGCCGTCTCGAAGTCACAGGTGACGGCGGTGATGCCGAACGGGGTGAGGTCGAGTTTCGGCTGGATCCGCCGGGGTCGGCCGTAGGTGATGCGGCCCGTGTGCGAGGTCAGCGTGGCAGTCGCACCCGCGACGGAGCGGACGGAATCGGCTCGCCAGGCGTTCATGAGTTGCTGGTAGAGGGACCAGGACTCGGTCTCGTCGGCGCCGTTCACTTCGATGTCGAAGGTGATCGTGGTGCCGCTGTGGTAGTCCTGGCCGAACAGCGTCCCATCGCCGCGGGGGCGCGTTGCGTCCTCGTCGTCGATGGTGACGTTGCTGATGGCGGGGGGCCCGTCCTGCGGGAACACGAACTTCGAGGCGATAGTGCCAAATGCGAAGTTCGTGCTCCCGTACGACAGGCGCCAGTCGGTGAGCACTTAGCGGCCTCCTCGGGCGTAGTTGCGCAGGTAGAAGTTGAGGTCCCCTACCATCGCGGCGTTCGTGTCCGAGCCCTGGAAGTTGACCGCGCCGATGTAGGCGCCGCCCTTAGTGGACAGCGCCGTGGACACGTCGGAGAGCGCCCCGGAGACGCCCTTACCCGCGGTGGTGCTGACGTCCACGGCTGCGACGTCAGGCGTCGAGAACGTGTTGTCCATTACCTTGCGGAGTGCGCCGGTGCGGTCCCCGATGCCGTCAGCGAAGCCATCGACCAGGGAGCGGCCGGAGTAAAGCGTCCAGCCCTTGCCCGAGAACGGTCCGGTCTTAGCCGGGGAGAACGGGAAGAAGTCACGGGCCTTCTGGACGACCTTGCCGACCGCGTCGCCGACCGCGCCCGCGGCGTTCGTGATACCCTTGATGAACCCCTCGACGAGTGCCTTACCAGAGTTCAGGAGCCAGGAGCCAGCGCCGTTGAAGAAGTCGGCAACCTTGCTCTTGATGCCGCGGACGGCACCCAGTACGAGGTCGACGCCTGTCTTGACGACGGCGACTGCCGCGTCCCACGCTGCCTTGAGCGCCGTGCCGACGATTGTCCAGGTGGCGTTCCACACCGTCTTGATGATGCTGAGGGCAGCGGTGATGGCAGCCTTGATGATGTTCACAGCGCCGACGACGACGCCCTTGATTACGCCCCAGACACCGGAAACGACCTGCTGGGCGCCCTTCCATGCCTGCGAGAAGTTACCCGTCAGCAGACCCGTGATGATGTTCACGACCCCCGCGATGATGGTAGCGAGGGACTTGATGATCGGTACCACGGCGTTGACGACCGCCGAGATGACCGGCATGATAGCCTGGAAGATCGGCAGGAGCAAGCCTGCAATCGTCGAGACGATGCTGAGCACCGGCGGGATGATCGCCTGGAGGATCGGCACGAGCGCGTTGAACAGGCTCATGATCGGCGGGAGGAGCGTAGTGATCAGTTGCACGAACACAGGCGCCAGTTGGGAGACCAGCGTCGTGACAAACGGGATGATCGCCTGTACGACCTGCATGATGACTGGGATGATCGTCTGGAGAACCGAGACGAACAGCGGGAAGACAACGCTCGACAGTTGTGTAAACACCTGGAGGAACGCGCCGCCCACTGCGCTGACGATCTGGTTGAACGCCGTGGCCAGCGGGGGGATAACCGTTGAGGCCATACTGATGAACATGTCCAGGAGCGGTTGGATCGCCGGAATGATCTGCCGGAACACCGGGAGGAGCGCACCCGTCAGGGTAGTTCCAAGGGCGGTCAAGAGTCGGCCGAAGGTCTGACCCACCGGCTCCAGTGCAACGAGCACCTTGGCGACGATGCCGAACGCGTCCGCCAGGGCCCCGCCGATGAGGGAGACCAGTGGGGTCACGAGCGGGAGCATCGAGGAGAGCAGGGTCGAGAACGGCGTGAACAGCGGGAGCACGCCAGAGAGCGAGCCGCCGATAGAATCGAATGCCTTGCCGAACTGCGCGCCCAGCGGAGCGAGTGCGTTACCGATGGTCTTTACCATCGTGACGATGGGGTTGACAAACGCCATGAACGTGTCGCTGGTGAAGACGGCCTTGAACACTCCGCCGATAGCGCCGACACCCTTGGCGAGGCCAAGGATGGCACCGGATGCCGCCGTAGTAGCGCCGGGAAGTACGCCCTGGAGGAACGCAGCCGTCGGCTGGAGGGCCGTGGTGAGCGTCTGGGTGAGCGTGTCCTTGAACGTCGACCAGAGCCCGCCGAGCGTAGCCGCCTGCTTGGACATAGCCCCGCCGTAGTCCTGGTTCATGACCTTGAGCAGTTGGGGCAGGACGTCCTTAGACGCCAGGTTGCCGGTCTCGATCAGTTTCTGGATCTCCCCGACGGGCTTGCCGAGTGCCTGGGAGAGCAGTTGGAAGATCGGGATACCGGTGTTGGAGATCTGGTAGAGATCCTGCGTCGAGACCTTGCCACGCGCCATGATCTGGCTGTACGCGAGGAGAACGGCGTTGAACTGTTCCGTGCCTCCACCGAGCGCACCGACGGCGTCACCGAGGGTGGTCAGGGTCGGGATGATGTCCTTGGCCGCGACTCCCACGCCGAGGAGTTTCTGGGCGCCGACGACGGAACCCTCCACGTCGAACGGCGTTGCCGCGGCGAACGTGTAGAGTTCCGAGATCATGTCCTTGGCCTTGCTGGCAGAGCCGAGCAGGGTCTCGAAGGAGATGGAGTATGCTTGGAGGTTAGCGTTGCCCTGGAGGCCGGTCTTGATGGCGTTGGAGAAGCCGCTAGCGATGCCGGAGATGGCCGAGTAGATACCCGCCGCCGAGGCGATCTTGGTGACCGCACCGATGAAGCCGCCAGAGAACAGGCCGCCGGAGGACTTACCCGCGGTGGAGCCCGCCTTGTTGGCGGCCGGAGTCAGTTGGGAGTTGACGGCCCCTGCGAACCCCTGGAGGGAGGGGATGAGTTGGATGGTAGCGTAACCGACAACGGCCATTCGCGCTCCTAGGGTTGAGCCTCCGTGAGGAGGGCTTCGCGCTCTGCCATGCGACGCTTGTGGTCGAGGAGTGCGGCGGTGCGGTTGAACTTGCGGGCCTCGGCGTTACCGGAGCCAGGCTTGGGACGAGCAGGGTGCGCCTCGCCGGACATCGCCTGGAACAGGTCGGCCATGAGCCACGACTGGGTGGTCCATCCGCGGGGGATGTCCGAGCGCTTGCTCCATACCGCGCTGCCCTCGGGCAGGTGTGAGATGAGCACGCTGAGACGCCGGACCGAGAGCCCGCCGCGCCACAACTCCGCGAGGTCCACCTGGTAGTAGCGCTGGAGGTCAGCCTCTACTTCGTCAGATGCCTCGCGGAGAAGCGCGGCGAGCAGCGTCAGTTTCCCGCGATACCGAGTACCTTCTGTGCGTCCTCGTAGAACGCGGTGACCCGGCCCACGTTGGGCTTGGTCGCGGCAAACGTCTTGTATCCATCACCGACGAGGACGTGACGGAGGATGGTGAGCACCTTGCCGTCCTCCATGGCCTCCAGGGCCTCGAAGGGCCACTCGTTGGTCGGAAGGATCTGGTACTTGGTGTTCTCGAAGGTGAAGTCGAGGGGGGCGTTGGTGGCTTCTGCCTTGGCAGTCACGGTAGGGTCTCCTTAGCGTGGGTGGGAGTGCGTGGGAAGGGATGAGGCCGGGTAGCGCCCCACGCGAGCACTACCCGGCCGGTCTGTTAGTCGTCCAGGGTGGACGGGTCGGTCTCGATGGTCGTGTACAGGACGCCGTCGGCGTTCGGGTACACGGTCACAGTGAACTTGTAGACCGTCGGGTCCTCTTCGTTCTCCGTGATGTCATCGATCTCTTCGACCTCGCAGTCCGGGAGGACACGGCGCTTGATGCGATCCCCATCACGGGTTTCGAGGCCGAGGGCGAAGTGGAAGCCCGCCTTGGGGGTGATGGACGTGCGCGTGCGCACACCAGCGGCGGTGGTCGACGTCGAGCCGGGGTTGGCGAGGAGGAAGACGGTGTCGTTGTCCTCCAGCGCCGTGAACTCGAACGTTCGAGACTGCTCCGAGACCGACTTGCGGTAGAGGATGCCGCCCCAGGCGTAGTGGTTGTTGGTCGTCTGGTCACGAGACTCGACGAAGCCTTCGCCACCGTCGAGAAGGCCGAGAGCCTTCCAGGCAACGGGCCAGACAGCAGTCAGGTCGGTGGGACCAGCGGTGCCCTTGGGAGCGGTGTAAACGTCCGCGCCGGTCCAAAGGGAGGTGTTATCGGCGTTTCCAGCCACAGGTTCTCCTTAGATGAGATTGCGCGGCCGGAGCCGTGCCGTGATAGTGAAGTAGGCCATCGGACGCCCGAGGTCGGGGTCGTAGGTCGGGAAGGTCGATTGCTGTGAGGAGCAACCGCGCAGTTCCCCGCCGGTGTCGGCAAGGATCAGCGCCTCCGCGCGGCGCGCGAGGGTCGTGGTGAGGCCATCGTCCGCGCCATAGCACAGGAAGCGGATCGTGTCTCGCCCGTTGAGCGTGGAGTTCCGGGACGAGCCGTCCGACTTGACCTGGATGTACGGGACTGTAGGGGCCTGAGAGTCGTTGTTCGGGAAGTCGCGGGTCGACACTGTGACGTCCGGCATGAGGAGCCGGAGGCGATCACGGACGATGAGGCGGCCGTCACCGAAGAGGATCGGGGTGTCCATTACTTGCCACGTCCCATCTCGAAGCCAGCGGCCTGTACTGCCTTGGACAGGTAGCCGTACTTGCCCTCGATGGCCTCAGCGCGGCGCACGGCAACGGTGATATTTCCCTGCGGGCGGTCCGTGATGACCACACCGTTTAGGACGTATTGGGATGGGACGCGCTGCTCGCCGTAGCCCTCGCGGGCGTCCGCGGCGGCGGCGGCAGTGCCCGCCTCGATGAGGCCGTAAATGCCGGGCTCCGACTTGAGCAGTTCTTCGATGCCCGCGGAGTTCAGCGTGAATCGGGTCCTAGAAGCCACTTGGGTCACCTACCGTCGTCCGGGTCAGCGAGGCCGTGAGGTGCGTGTTCCCGTTGATGAGACCCTGCTTGATGTTGGGCTCGCCGGTGACTCGCCAGACCTTGCCGTCCTGCTCGATGCGCGAGGACTCGTTGACCATGCTGTAGATCAGCATCTCCGGCCCGCGGCCAGTGGCTATCATCTTGCCGAGGCGGTCCGTCTGGGTGCCGGTGTTGAGATCCTTGTCCTCCGTGGTGTTGCGCTGGAGTTCCGCTCCGGGGATCAGGATTCGAGTGGGCTCGGCCCACGTCGGCAGCGGGTCGCCGTAGGAGTCAGTTCCCTGACTCGGGACCAGAAGGTACACCGGGGACTGTCGGCTGGTTTCGCGCAGCACGTGCGGCCTCCTCAGCGTAGATGTTGTATTCGGCTTCGTCTAGCCAGGCGATCCAGTCGGAGGACGGGAACTCGCCTGGGATGAAGATGGTGCCCCAGGGTGCTACCATCCGCGCCGCCACCAGTAGGGGGTGAACGGGGTGTCTGGCGCGCCGATGCGGACGGATCCGACGGCGCTGGAGGATACACCCGCGGCGTTGCGGACCTTGGCGATCTCGTTCTGCGTCAGGAAGACGCCCGAGGTTGCCGAGGTCGTGATGGTGTGTTCGCCGGAGATCTCCTGGGACAGGCCGGAGGGGTTCTCCCACTCACGGCGGGCTGCCTTGTAGATGATGAGTTCGACGGTGCGCGGCAGGTCTGCCGTCCAGGCCGTCTCGGTGTCTGCGGGCACTTCGTCGAGGACGAGCGCCGTGGCGTCACCGATGTAGACTTCGGCAGCGGCGAGGTCAGCGCCGGAGAGGGAGCCGACCTCCAGCCGGAGCCGAGTTTCGAGGCCCGAGACGGGCAGGGGGAGTGCGGTCATGCGGGCCTCCGAAGTAGTGACAGTTAGGGGCCTAAGTGGCGGCAACCGATTGGTTACCGCCACTTAGGGAGGGTCTTACTCGGCGGTGTCGATGAAGACCGCAGCGCCACCCGGGACGTCGACCACCGAAGCGGTCGTCGCCGTGTAGTCACGGACGATCTTCTTGAGCGGCAGGGCCGCCGAGCCGACGAAGGTCGACACGAGCGAGCGGTCGACGGTGTGCATCACGTCGTAGTCGCGCAGGTAGCGCAGCGAGAAGCCGTTGCTCGACTCGATGGCACCGAAGGGCGCACCGGCCGGGATGAGCGGCGCACGCACGGCGATGGTGAACGAGTCACGCGAGAACGCGTAGATCTCGGTCTCACCGACGCGGGTGGACTCGACGACGGTGAAGCCCTGGACGCGGCCGACGGCACCCTCGCGCAGCGCGGCGGTGGAGCCGGACTGCGAGGCGTCGATCAACTGCTTCGAGGAGATCAGGTCGGCGTAGACCTGGGTGCCGACGATGACCTGGAGCGACGCCGGGTTGACGCCACGGTCGCGCAGGATCTTGCGGAGCGCGACGAAGGTGGCGACCGGGTTGGCCGCGTCGTAGGTCGGCAGGGTCTCGCCGGTCTGGACGCCCTGGGTCGTCTTGAGGGTCGTGACGAAGTTGTGCTCGATGAAGTCCACGACTGCGTCGACCTGGGGCGCGAGCACCTGGCCGGAGAAGGACTCCAGGTTGAGCGACATGTCACCTTCGGAGAGGGACACGGCCGAGTAGGCGTGCGTACCGAGGGTGATCGGCACGGTGCTCTCGGACAGTTCGTCGAGGACGATGGCGGTCGTCTTGTCGTCGATGCCACGGTCACGAGCGATCAGCGCGCCGGGGATGCGGACGTTGACCGTACGGCCACGCCCACCGCCGCCGAGGAGGTCGTTCTCGTAGTTACGGTTGACGAGCGCAGACAGGTACGCGTCTTCGGCAGCCAGTTCGACTGCGACTCGGGCCACCTGCGGCGCCTGGTAGAAGTTGTTAGCCACGGTGGCTACTCCTTAGGGTTGGGGTTTACCGTCGGCTCCGCGCGGCACGTGCGATGGCCGCGGGGTCGAACGGTTCAGGAACGTCGGTCTGCCCGTTCGGAAGGGCAGGCGTCACGCGAGCGGAGGCGGGTGCCTTGGGGGCTTCCGGCTCCTTCTTGGGGGTCAGGCCCGCAAGCGCGGAAGCCTGGGCTTCGATGTCCTCTGCGGACTCCGCAGTGAGGAAGACGAGAGCACTCTCGGGGAGTTCGTACTTCGTCAGTGCGTTCTCGCGGCGCTGTGCGGCGAGTTCCTGACGGGTCTGCTCCAGTTCACGCTTGACCTTCTCCTGCTCGGAGAGGGCCGCGTCCTCCTCGGCCTGGACGCGAGCGGCGAGTTCGTCGCGCTCTGCCTGCGTCTTCGTCTTGTCCGTGCGGAGGCCCTGGATGAGGGCCCATGCGCGGGCGGGGTCGAAGTCCTCGTCGGAGCCCCACGGCGGGGTTTCCACCTTGGTGGGCTCGGGGGTGACGGGGGTCGTCTGGACCGGGGTGGTCGGAGTGATCTCTTCTGGTTCGGGCATTGTGTTGCGGCCTCCTGTGCCGTAGGTGTAAACGCTCGGCCTGCGAGCGAGTGAGTTGCGGCGAGGTTACTCGTCGTTAGGACGGGTAATGACTACGCTGCCAGTCCGTAGTCCGCGCGAGGTACGGCGTACATCGCTCGGCTTACGGGAGATTCGGGGTCCTTCATGGCCTTGTTGTACGAGGAGCGCCAGTTGGCCTTGTTCTCGTCGTAGAAGCCACGGAGGAGACGGCTCTGGTCGGTCCAGCCGCGGGACGGGTCGTTGCGGAAGCACATCTTGGCGCCGCAGCCGCAGCCATCGTGAGCGCGGAAGTTCACCGTGCTCTCGCTGTAGACCGGGCCGCGCGAGATGAGCATTGCGCAGAAGTAGCAGGGGTGTCCGTCGCCGACGCGGGCCCAGCCGACGGTGCTGTCGGACTTGAACGAGCGGTCGATGATGCCCCGCCGGGGCGCGTCGAGGATGCGACGCTGTGCGGAGCGGAGCATGGCCGCCTGGCCTGCTCGCTCGGCGAAGTCAGTCGACGCACCAGCGTTGATCTGCTTCTGGATCGTGACGAAGCCGGTCACGTAGAGCGCGGTGAGGTCGGCTTCGAGGGAGTTGATGACGGGGAGCGGCGTCTGGTCGTCCTCAGCCCGCGTGTAGCCCGCGATCTCCTGCGAGTCGCGGAGGAATCGGGTGGCTACCGGCATGGCGTCAGAACGAGCCTGCTGGATGAGGTAACTTGCGCCGAGTGCGAACTTGGTGTACGATCCGGCGAAGTCCGCGGGGTCGAGTACCTGAGCCCACAGGCGCCGCAGGTCGGTCTGGGTCTGTGCGACCTTACCGACCTGCGACTGCGAGTGTGCGATGCTCAGGCGAACGAGAGCGTCAGCCTGTGACTGGTCCAGAAGCGGGGGCGTCGACATCTGCGGTCTCATCCTCCGGGTTCAGGTTCGGCGTGGCGCCGTTCTTCTGCAACTGCGCTGCGAGCGTGGCGATGGGGTCGTTGTCGGCCTGCTGGTCGGCGACCTCGTGCCAGTGGCGGATGTCCTGGTCGGACATGCCGGGGATCTTCTCCCACAGGGCCTCGCCGGGGACACCCAGTTTCTCGGACAGCATGGCGAGACCTTCGATGGTCTGTAGGAACTCGCTCGACGTGTCGTCGCGCCAGCGCGTCTGGGCCATGAGGTCTTCGCGGTCACTGACCGGTGCCGTGGGGTCGGCCGTGGCCGCGAGGCGGAACACCTGCTCCCAGGACTCTCCGAAGATCATCTTGTACTGCTCGACCTGCTGGGTCGTCGAGTCCTTGAGGGAGCCGAGGGACGCAGCGGAGACGTTGACGACGTCGCCGGTGAGCATGTTCGGGTCGATGGCCGCGTGAGCCGCGAACGTCTTGACGGCGTCGCGGTAGGCGATCAGGTGGTTAGAGACGTCGGTCTGCTGGAACTCGCCGAACTTGGTGTCCGGGCTCTCCGCGACCCACAGGCGGTCGATGCCAGCCTGGAAGGGCGGGAGCGCGTTCTCGTTGTCGTCGACGGGGACGGCCATGCCGGAGACCCAGCGCTGACGAAACACGCCGTACTGGAACGCCATGTGGATCGAGAACGTGATCTCGTTGATCTTGTCCTGGTCCTTGAGGAGCGGGAACAGGGCCCCGTAGGGGTTGTCCTCCAGGCGCTCACGGAAGCGGACGAGCGGGACGACGCCGAGGCCGTGACGCTGCGTGTCAGACAGCGTGAACTCGGGGTGCACGATGGTCGGCGCGGTGACGCCGCCGTGCGTGCCGTCGACGGTGGTCGAGGGCTGCTTGATGAACGTGTAAACGTTCTGGTCGTCGTACAACTTGACGATCTCGTTGCCGTTGACGTCCTGGCCCGCGAGTTCGACCGCGTACTGCGCCCACTCGTCGTCCGGGTCGTTGTACCAGGCCATCGCGCGGAAGGGCGAGAGCGGCTTGATGTACGGCATCGGGGACGGGTTGGCGCCGAGGTTGCCAGGGAGGACGAGGACGTACGAGACGCCGTACTCGATGGCCGCGCGGTGCACGATGGTCTGGCGTGCGTCGAGGCCGTTGGCCTGCCAGTATTCCCAGGGCTTCGAGTTGTCGAACGCGTCCGTGGGGCGGTAGCCCTCCACGAAGAGGCGCTTGACGAACGTGTCCGACACGAGCGGCAGCCAGTTGGAGACTGCCCGGCGAGCGATGTCGCTGTACTCGTTCGAGATCCGGTAGGACTGCGACGAGGGCATGTACGGGAGATCCTGGTCGCCGCTGAGGTACGACTTGACCTTCGCCAGCGCGGAGTCGTTGATGAACTGCGCACGGAGCGTGCTGCTTGCCTCTTCGGCGAGGGTCGGGGTGATGTCGACCATCCGGGAGCACCTCCAAGGGTGTGTCAGAAGCCGTAGACTCGACCGGACGAGCGACGACGGTACGACCCGTCCGCGAGGACGCGGGCACGGGCCATTCGAGAGAGCATGAGGGCGGCGAGAGCGTCGACCTTCTTAGGCGACTCGCGGCTCTCCTTGCCGAAGTAGACGCCCCAGCGGTTGAGGCGGCGACGGCCGTTGAGGACGTGGCGCTTGAGCACTTCGTCCGCTCGGACCGTGGGGTCGTTGAGGAGGAAGTGAGGGCCCCAGGGCGTCTCGTGCTCGACGATGGCCCGGTTGAGGGCTTCGACGGCGCGAGTGGTGTCCAACTGGTGGCCACGCATGTCCCAGCCGACGGCGTGCTTGGTGGTAGCCTTGACGACCAGCCGTTCAGCGTACTCGTCGCGCCAGGCGTCCACGTCTGTCTCCCAGAGGGCGACGTCAGCGAAGAATGCGACGACGTCGAGGGTGGCGAAGACGTTCTCGACCACGCCGCGGGCGACGTCCTTGGGGACTTCCCAGTTGCGGCCGAGTGGCCCTTCGGGCTTCTCCCAGACAGCCAGGAGGAAACCTGCGCCGTCGCTGAGCCGAGTGGCTACGAGCGCCGTGGAGTCGTCGGTGAGCGATCCGTCGAACCCGAGGGTGACGGTGTCGCCCTGCTTCCAGCCCATGCGGCGGTCGGCGGGGCCGAACTTGAGCGGGGCGGTCTCAGCGCTGTAGTTGGCGTCCCACTCGTGCGGGGCGACCCAGGAGTCCGCCGAGGCGACAATCTGGTTTAGGTAGAAGCGGCGAGCCTCTTCCGGCGCCGTGTTCGGGTCGTAGATCTCGGAGAGGATGCGGTCTAGGTTGACCCAGTGGGCGTCTCCGTAGGCTGCGATGAGCCCTTCGCGGACCTGCTCGGGGTCGCCGAGGTCGATGTCGCCGGGTGCCTCACGGCAGTCGTAGAGGATCGTCTCGTCGAGGGTCTTGCCCTCGCGCTGCGAGAGGTAGGCCAGGTAGGACTTCTCAGCGACGCTGTCCTCGCCGGGCTCGTGCGCGTTGGTCGTCTCGATGGAGCGAGCGTCGACCTTCGTGAGGTTACGGCGGATGACGTCGGCGAGATCCCAGCCGCGGTTGGACTCAGTCCAGTGGTGCGTCTCGTCCATGATGATGAACGTCGGACGGGCGCCTTCCTGCGCGCGGGCAGAGGCGGTGATGGGGTAGATCTGGGCGCCGTCGGGCGAGATGATGCGCGTCAGGCCGATGCTGTTGGCGTCGAAGCCACACAGTTCGGCGAGCGCGGGGCTCTGGGCCATGGCACGGATGACGTCCATGGTGTTCTTCGTCTGCGAGAACGCGATACCGGCGATCTGGATGACCGGCATGCTGACGGCCTGGCCGACGGCGTAGCCGTTCTCGTCGAGGTGCCAGAAGCGGACGGGACCGGCGAACTCTGCGAGCGCGATGGCCGCGAGGAGCGGGGACTTACCCCAGCCCTTAGCGCGGCGGAGCGTGGCGCGGCGGTAGAGGAACCGGCCGTCGTCGCCGACTGCGTAGAACCAGAGCAGGAAGTTCAACTGCTCACGGGTGAGTGTAAACGGGCCAGCGCCCTCGGGGTCGAGTAGGTACGCCTGCATCCAGACGGCTACGCCCCAGCCGAGGGACTTGATGCTGTTGTCTAGCGGGAAATCAGGTTGGGTGAGGATGGCCTCCAAAGTGGGCCTCCTGGACCTACTTGTTGCGGCTCATGAGTTCCATGAGGTCGTAGACGCCAGCGGTGACCGGGACCTCCTGGGTCTCGCGGTCCTTCTCGTCGGCGATGCGGATACGCGCGCGCTGCCGGTCAGGCAGGGTCGTTCCGAGTGATGCGAGCAACTGCCGGATCTCTCCGGCGGTGTTGCCGTTCTTCCCGCGGCCGTTGAGGAACGTGTCGTAGAGCGGGAGGAGAAGCGTGCGGATGAGGAGCCATTCGGATCCTGTCCAGGTCTGCGCCTGGGGCCACTTGCGCATGTCCTCGTAGATGGCGACGACGTTGTCATCGAAGCCGTGATCCTTGGGGAGCGCCGGGCCGCGCTTGCGCTTGTCCGGGACGATGTCGGTGAACTCGCTGTCGCGGCGCTTGGTGTCGCGCTCGCGCTGCCGTTGCATCTTGGGTGCGGGGCCGTTTCCTGCCATTGTGCACCTCCATGATGCGTGGTATCGTGTGCCCTATGGCATATCACTACTTTGACGGCGTTGCGCCGTTCGACCGGCACTCGCGTGGGCCGCGTCATCTTGACGTAGGCGTCGCTTACCTGCTGTGGCTCCTGCTGGGGCTCATCGGCGGGCACAAGTTCTACCTGGGGAAGCCCTTCATCGGGGTCGTTTACCTGCTGACCGCTGGACTGTTCGGCGTGGGGGTCATCTATGACCTGTTCACCCTTAAGGGTCAGGTGGAGCGCGAGAACTCGCGTCGGCGGTACTTCTGAGCGGCGTGCGGAGGAGTCGAACCCCTGCCGTGTGAGCGACCCCTGGGTTTCGAAGCCAGTGTCCCACCGCTGGGACTTCACACGCCTTAAAATGGAGGCGGCATGGTAAGCCGCTTGGCGCGGGCTAGAGGATGCTCCTCTGGCTCGCGCTTCTGTGTTGGGAAGCCCTTGGCCTTGCGGGCCTCGGCGGCTTCCTGCGCCGTCTTCTGCTTGTGATGCCACTCGCAGAGCGTCTGGAGATTGGTGAGATCGTGGTTGTCGCCGCGCTCGACGTGGTCGACCTGGTTGCCGTGCTGGTCGCACTTGACGCCCTGTGAGTCGTGGGCTTGGCAGCGGTAGGCATCGCGCCGGAGCACGCGGACGCGGCGGATGGCCCAGTCGTCGGGCAGCCGGTCGCGGCGATCCGATGTGTTCCAGGCCAAGGTGTGTCTCCAGAGGGGTTGAGGGCAGCGCCCCGGCTCTACCCCGCTGTACGAGGGAGCCGGAGCGGCCTGGACAGGGTCCGGGCGGTATGACTGGCCGGTGTGTCCAGTAATATACTACACATGGGGGCGCAATGGTTAGGGCCCTAACCTTCCAGACCCGCGCGCGTACTGAGGCGCTATGCCGCTTCGGCAAAAAAAGTGATATGCCAGGGGGAGTCATTTCAAATTTGATATGCCGGATGTGAAATGTCGCCGGTAATATTTCAATGTTATATGTCGTGTCTGATATATCATGTTAGTTGATGTAATATTTTATTTATTTTATTTGATACATCATTGACTATGACATTGCATCTTGCATTGAACATGTGCAATGTAATGTGTAATGTATTGCATACAATTCTGTGTGATACATCACATGATTGTGTGTTGTACCATACTGATATGTCAGTACGATATCTATGCTTACGATGCATGCATGCATGTATGAGCATGCGTATGCACCCCCTAGCATATAGGCCCTTGCATACAGGGCCCTGTATATGGGGGGTGCTATATAGGGGCCCTGTATAGGGGGCCCTATATGGGGGTGCCCGTGGTAGGCCGGGCATAGCAAAAGCCCCCGGCGGTGAGGCCAGGGGCTGTGCTGTGGGGACCGGTGGTTAGGGCTGGAGTCGGAGCAGGAACCTTCCGAGATCTGCGGCCTCGCTGACCGGGAACATGATCTCTTCGCCCGCCTCATCTTCGATTGCGACCCATGCCACACCGTCGCGGTAGAGGGTGCGTGTCTGGGGGATGAATGTGTCCATGGTTCGATCCTTACTTGAGAGTGGCGATGACGGTGTCGGATGCGTCGATGATCAGAACAGCGCCGTCCGTGACGCGTTCGGTGTAGCACCGGGCGACGTGGTCGGCGTTCCAATCGTCGGAAGCGCAGCGCGGGATGTCGGTGCCGTATTCGGCCGTGTCCAGGGTCGGGCTGCCGTGGTACATCGTCGGGAGGTAGCAAGCGCCGTCGACGGCGTTGGACGGGGCCGTGCCGTCCGCGTAGTCACTGCACGGGTAGGCAGCGGCCGACGTGGCGGGCACGCCATCCTGTCCGGGCGTTGCCGAGCCGAACGCGCCGGTGACCAGGGCGATGGCGGCGACAACGACGACGATGAGAGCGGCGATGAGGGCGAGAATGCGGTACATGATTTCGGTCCTTACTTGACGGGCTTGACGGGCTGAGGGGCGGGGCGGCGGTTGGTCCGCGTGCGATGGGCGTCGAAATCGGCGGGGTACTGCTGGACCATTATTCGGCCTCTCTGGCGTAGTACATGTACCAGACCTCGTCCGCCTGGAGTGCTTCGGCGTATTCGGTTGCGGCGACCCAGTCGTTGAACGTGTTCACGACTCGCTCGTCGCCCGCGGGGTGGACTGCGATGACCTGGTACATGGTTTCGACCCTTTCGTTGATCTAACTTGATAAGACCAACCTAGGCCCATCGCGAGGGTGTAAACGAGTCTCTAGGCACTTTCCCAGGTTCAGGCATCCGCCATCATGTGCGCGCCGCACGGGCAAGTCGGCACGCCCTGGTCCAGCCACTTGGCCGTCGTGCGGACGATGTAGCCGCAGTTCGGGCACTCTACTTTGAGCATGCGGGTCCCCTGCGGCTTGTGCGCCCCGTCAGCGCCCGAACGTAGGGCCGCATGGGGAAATGTGCCAAGCCCGGCCGCAACGGCCGTTAGACGGGCGGCTAGGGCCTCTCCGGCCGTCGTGGCGGTCATCTTGCCGGTCAGACCGACCGCACGGGCGATCTTGGCGAATCGGCCGCGGTGGCCGGACGTGTTGCGGTCGACCGCGTGAACCAGTTCGTGGACCAGCGTCGAGAGGATCACGGCCGGGTCATTCAGCGTCGGGCTGATGAAGAGTTGGGACACGCCATCGGTTGCGGCGTCAGGAGCCCAGCACTGGCCGATGACGGCGTTTTTACGCCCCCGGCCACCCGGCCATCCCACGGAGACGCGAACGGGCGGCAGGGACTCGCCTACGGCGTCGAAGAGGGGAGCGAGGTCGCGGACGGCTGCTGTGAGCCATGCCTCACGGGTCGAGTGGAACGCGGGGGTCGACATGATTCCTAACTAGCGGGCGACGCCGTCGGCGTCAATGTAGATGATTGGGCGGCGGGCAATGCCGTAGCGCTGAGCGGCGACGCCGATGCGCTTTACGGGCGTCCAGGGGATGAGCGCCAGGCCGTAGAATACGAGCCACACGACGGCCACGAGCCACACGAGCCACTTAGGCCCTTGGAGCGCCATTCGTGCGATAGGGCGGCCGTCCACGGGGCTGTAGGCCGTTGTGGTGTAGAAGTAGCCAACGCCGTAGTGTGCGGCTACCGCCAGGCGCTGTGTGTCCGTCGTGGCGGACGGCATGCCTTCGATGAGGGGCAAGTCCAGGGCGGTCATTCCGCGATCCCGTCCGCGACCATCATGGCGTCCCAGGCGTCGGAGACCGTGACCCGGTCGATGCTGATGGCCTGTCCGGCGGCGGCGTCCCAGATGGCGAGTTCGCCGCGGGTGTCCGCAAGGAGCACGGCGTCCCACTGGTCTTCGAACACCTCGACGACGTCCCAGTAGACCGTGCCGTCCTCGCCGGGCAGGACGTCCAATTCGTGCTGGACGCTGCGGACGCCGACGACGTAGCCCGTGGTCAGTTCCGGGGTCGAGAAGCCGATGTTTTCGGCGCGGTACGTGCCGTCCTGAGTGATGCCGAACATGATGTGGGCCTTTCGTCGTGATTGGTTGGTGCGAGTGCCCCGGCGCGGGAACGATCCGCGCTTACGCCATCCGGGGCGGTGGTGCTAGCGCTCATCGGGGAACGAGTGGCCGCGGGTGTCGGACCACGACTCTCGCTCGTTCCCGGGCTCAATGGCCGAGCCGCCGACCGCGGCCATGCGGCGGTTGCCGGTCAGGTCCTCTCCGAACTGCGCAGCGGGCCAGAGGTTCCGGGCGGCGGTCAGGTTGATCAGTACATACCGGTACGGGCGCGGCACGCGGTTGGCGCGTGCGGCCCCGTTACGGGCTCGGATGCGGCGTGCCATGGCGTCCCCGCTGAACGGGGCGTCCTCGATCTTACGCCCGACCAGGTCATCCAGTTCGTCCGGCGTGTAGTCCATCGCCGCGGTGGTCTGGAGGGCGAGGGCGCGGTCTTCGAGGTCGCGGGTGTCAATGTTGCTCATGATCTCTGTCCTGTCTGTCGGGCCACCCGGTTGGTGACAAGGACGACATTACGGCGTTCCGGGGCCGGTGAGCGTGTAAACCCTGGTTTCCCAGGTCTTTGCCAGGTATTTGTACCCCGATACGGCTTGCCGGGCTTGGCTATAGGGGTTTCGGCGTCAGAGACTTGATCCATGGCCACAGCGGCCGGACAACGGCGTCCGGGATCGCGTGGCCGGTGAAATACTGGTATGTGGCATGTTGGATGTGATATCTGATATGCGATATGTGATATGTGAAATACGAAATATGAAATATCAGTATTTCAGATATCACATATCAGTCCAGAGCAGTTTGAAGCCCTAGTCTGGAGTTCTAGTTTAGTTCGCGCGCGTATGTGCGCGTATGATAATATACAGTAGTGTAGACACACTTGTAGCCCGTAATCTCATGCATCTAGATTACGGGCTACAAGTGTCAGGGCTTACTCGGTGCTGATGACAGGCATCGTGGCGAGTGGTTCGAGCATGCCGATGATCGCAGCGACGGCTTCGCCTGCGCTGTAGCCCTGGATCCGGTAGTTGTCGATCATGTTGGCGATGGCGTGCGCGGTGTCGCAGTGTGACGGTGCAACGGCTCGCCCTCGGGCCGAAGACTTGGCCAGGACGGCCGGGTCGGTCGACGGTCGCATGTTGCGAAGCATCTTGAGATGGGCGTCGATGTCGGTGTTCGGCATCATGGCTTCGGTCAGTTCGTCAGACACGGGGGGCCTTTCAAAACGAGGAGGGGGGTATTTTCCAGAGGGGGGTCTTCCCAAGAGGGGGAGGTTCCTCAGACGGGGAGGTGCCCGCTGGTACGGGAGGTATCAGCGGGCACCAGGGGTGTTACGCGGGGCGGATGTCGCTGGGCGAGTAGGCGTGGCCGATTCCGGGGGCCGTGCGGTCCGGGTGGTCGAGGCGGAGGTTTGGCGTCCCGTCGAAGTCACGCCTGACAGCGCCGACGACGCGGACGGTGCCGGTCGCGCCGAGACCGCGCGAGGTGTAGGCCACGCGGTCGCCGATGTTGTAGCCCCAGAGGGCGGGTTCCGGCGAGGCGGGGGTGTCCTCGCTGGCGGCTGCCTGGGCCTTGGCCGTCAGTCCGTCGGCCAGGCGCCGGAGCGACGCAGCGACGGCCTCACGGAGCGTGTCGTCGAGTGCAGCCAGGGTCTCACTGTCGAACTCGGGGATGATCTTGATGGTGGCGGTTCCGATGTTAGCCACGGGGCTCTCCTTCGTTGTTGGTCCAGTAGAATTCCTCTACTCTAGCCGGGTCGGCGTTGAGAAGCGAGGCGACGGCCTGGGAAGTTCCTGGGTAGACGAACTCCGCCCGGAGGGCCCTGTCGCGGTCGATGACGACAGGGCCTCCCGAGGTGGTGGATGCGTGGAACCGGGGGAGGAGGCTCACGCGGAGGCGACCAGGGTGTAGTACGAGACGACGTTTTCGTTCATGTTCCGGTTGACGACGGGGACACCAGCGTTGGCGACGTCGAGGTACGTGATCTCGTAGCCCTGGGGGCCGTCCTCGTGCTTGATGAAGACGCGCGCCTCAGTGTACGGGCTCTTGTACAAGCCCTCGGGGTACTTGTAGACGCGCGGGGCGGGGAGGTCGTAGGGCTCGATCTCGCTGGGCTTGAACGGCAGGCTGTACTCGGGGTCGTAGCCGTCGATGACCACGTTGACGAACGAGGAGACGTTGACGACCGTGCCGAGGGAGCCGACCGGGGCATCGTCGTCAGGGAAGACGTCGCTCGTCACGCGGACGCGGTCGTCAGCGGTGTAGTCGGAGAGGCGGGCGGCGGGGGCAGCGAGTTCGACCTCGTCGGCGTAGAACCAGACGCCGTACTCGACGCCGTCCGGCTGGACGAAGTGCGCGTACGCCTCGTCGGCGTTGAGGTTGTCCGGGTCGGCGATGACGGTGCCGAACTTACCGACGTAGGCGTGGGCGGTGACGAGTGCGGTGGAGGACGCCTTGAGGAGCACGCGGGTGCCGACGGGGTACTCGTCCGTGGCCGGGGTGGGCTCCAGCGCGGCGACGATGGCCATGCCGAACGCGAGGATGTCGTCGGTGTTGGTCGCGTACATCACGAACTTGTCATTGACGTCTCGGACGCGGAGGCGGTAGGCGCCCTGGCTGGTGAGGTGGATGAAATCCACGCGGGCGTAGTCCGAGCCGGTAGCGCTGTACGGCCTCTGGTTGGCCACGGAGGCGAGGGTCTTGATGGTCACAGGGAGTCCTCCCACTTGAAACGGTTGGCCTGTTCGAGGCCCTGGTTGAGGTCGGCGGCGACCATGTTGGCCGTGTCACCGTAGAACGGTGCGTAGCGGCCGGTGTGGCTGTCGTAGACGGCGAGGTTGCCGGTGTCGTCAGCGAGGGTGCTGTAGCGGTCGAAGACGGTCACTTGGTGCCTCCCAGGATGTACGCCTCGAACGCGCGGGCCATGGTGAGGATGGCCTCGTAGTCCGTGTCGCTTGTGCTGTTGCGCATGACCTCGGTGAGGATGCGCTCGCGGAGTTCCGGGGTGGAGCCTGCGAGGGGTGCGGCGGTGGTCTCGGGCTCCTCGACGACGAGGGAGAGGTTGTCGAGGTAGGCGCCCAAGAAGTCGCCGTCGAGTGAGGCCCACGGGCGGTCTCCTCGGAGACCGCGGTAACCCCGCTCGATGTACCGCACGGTGCCGGTCTTGCCGTGGAAGCGGGCGGTCTCGTGGCCGGTGTAAACGACCTTGTCGCCGACCTTGATCTGCGGCCCGGGTGCGACGAGGTTGTCGGCCTCGGAGCGCGCGGTCCAGATCTGGGAGGTCCGTCCGCTGGGGGCCTGGTGCTCAACCTGGTACTCAGTGCCGACGTGGGAGTCGTCCCAGACGGCGACGACCGTGCCGGTGATGGCTTCGGTCACGTTGCGGCGCTCGATGTTCCACTGGTGGGGCTGGACGACGATCTTGTCGCCGACGTTGAACTTGGTCACTCGGTGTCTCCCGTGAGCAGGTCGAGGATGAACTCGTAGTGGGTGATGGAGAGGGTGTGGCCCTCGGAGGGGATCTCCTGGGGGTAGCCCACCCCGTCGATGACGGCGGCGACGCCCTTGGAGTGGGTGGAGTACGCGCTGAGGATGCCGGTCACGGTGCGGAGACTGCCGTCAGCCTGGTTGTAGACGGTGATCTCGACGAGGTCGCCGATCATCTCGGGCTTGAACGCCGAGGACTTCTGGATCTGCTGGATAGCCACGGTGGGCCCTTTCAGTTCGGGATGGTTACGGTGTACAGCGTGGCAAGAACCACTCCGAGAGTCAAGCCGTAGGCGGAGCCTAGCAGGAAGTTCTCAGTGTACCGAACGCGGTGGTGATCCCAGATGGCCAGGATCATAAGGATCGCGAGGATCACGCCGACGATGGCGAGAACGGTGATCTGGAGGACGAAGAGGGCTACCATGTCTGCACCCAGAAGATGAACGTGACGATCCAGATGGCAGCGCCGAGGAACCAGAGGGGCCAGCGGGCGGCGTCAGCGAAGATCGACGCGACGAAGAAGGCCACGGCGACGAGGAAGAAGATGGTGAAGATGGTCACGAGTTGGCCTCCAGGTCGTTGGCGACGGCGCGGTACTGAGACGCGAGGGTACGCTTGCGCGCGATTTCCTTGCGCTGTTTCTCGATGAGGCGGAGGCTCTCCGCGGTGGCCTTGACGTCCTCGACGACGTTGCGGTCGATCTCGTCGGCGCGGAGGCGGAGGGCGGCGGGGTTGTCGACGAGGGGAGCGGCGGGGGTGATGAGTTCGACCTCCTGGGCCGTGAACGACACATCGGAGTGCCAACCGGGGATGTCTACTTCCAGGTAGCCGTCACCGTCCAGGGGGCTGGTCACCGTTCCAACAGTCCCTCGCGGGGCCCGCGCAGGGTAGGTGTCTGCAACGACGCGGACACGGTCGCCGACGTTGATCGCCTGGGGCGCGGGGACGAGTTCGATCTCGTCCCTCTCCGGGCCGTCCCACCTCGGGGTGGGCACATCCCAGTCCACGCCGACGGACCCACTGGCGGCATGCGTCGACTTCACGGTACCTTCCATGTCGCCGAGAGCGGCACGGCGCGCGAGGTCCGCCTGCGGGCTGAGTCGGACTCGGTCGCCGACGTTGAACTTGGTCACTTGGACTCCTTGGGGGCTGCCTTGCGAGGGGCCGGGGTGGCCTTGGGCTTGGGCTTGGGCTCGTTCTGCTCGTGCAGTGCGAGGAGGGCGTGGAGGATGCCGCGGAGGGTCAGTTGCACGTACGCCGGGTGGGTGGTCTCGACGTCTTCGAGGTCGTGGGCCGTGTTCTGGGCTTCATCGATGTGGGTCATGTCTCGATACTACCCTCGGGCACCCGTGCGGCAAGCGCGGGGACGGCAGTTCTCACCATATACTCAGCAAGGGCCTGCGCACGGGCGGGGTCTCCGCCCAGGTAACCCTCTGCGACGTTGCACCCATGGCAGAGCCTGCCTCGGACACATGTCTTGCAACCTGTGCGGCAGTGCGAGTGGTCGTGGTCGACGCGGAGGGCGGCGGGGGATCCACAACTGTCGCACGCGGGGTGCGCGGTCAGCCATGCTGCGGTGTAGGCGGGATCGTTCTCAAAGTACGTCCGGCAGACGCGGGCGTGCCGCGGGCAGAGGGTCTTGGACTTGGCGGGGCGGGAGCAGTCAGAGACGGTGCAAGGTACGTAGCGTCCGGGGGAGGGCATGGCTGTCTACTACACCGTAGAGATAGTACCGGATCGGTACGATAGTGACAAAAGTGACAGAAGTGACGGGTTTTCCTATTACTTCCTATAGATGTTAAAGTCTATAAGGAGAGATAGAGAATAGGTGTCACTTATGTCACTTTTGTCACTATTTCTCCCAGGAACCACTCAGGAACGCCAGTTCTCGCCCGCGCCTGACCCGCGCTTACAGCGCATGTACAGTTTGCTGTAACATCTTGGACACACATGCTGCTCGTCGAACAGCCCCTTGTGCCAGGTCAGCGTGGCATCCCGCGGGTTGAGCCAGCCGTCACGGCTGTTTACACACTCGGTGCACTTGACCATCACTCGCTCCACTTGAGCCTCGCGGTCGCGCACCAGCCGTTCACGAGGCCGTCTTCGGTGTCGGGCTTCCGGTAGCACTCGGTGAAGTCATCGGCATACTCATCTCCACACACGGGGCAGTGCATCACTCGACCAGCCCTTCGAGGGGCATCGTGGTCACGAGAGTTGCGCTCTGGCGTCGAAACGCGGCCTGCCACTCCCCGCGGATGACGGCCTGGTGGGGGACCTCATATGCCGCGACGCGCATATTGAGTTTGGTCAGGGTGTCGAGTTCGCCGAAGAACCACTGACCCAGGCGCTCGATCGAGGTGAAGCCGAAGTTGTAGTTGCGGCTGCTCTGGCGTGCGGACCAGTCCATGAACTGCCAGCGGGCGCGCATCCCGGGGTCGGTGTCGGGGCCGGGGTGGATCTCCGGGGCGTCGAGTACGCTCTTGTCCCAGATGTAGAACGCGTCGGTGTGCCGATGAGCGAGAGCACGGCTGGCTTTGGCCTGGCGTGCGGTGCGGTACGGCTGGTGAACGTACGGGCCCTTGGTGTGGACGTCCTCGACGCGGTAGATGGTGAGAAGGCTCATGCGCCGATCCTAACATACTGTTCGAGGTAGAACCAGGTGTCGCAGTACGCGCACGCGAACGGGACGCCGTCGTCGTCGAGTGCGGCGTCAAGCGCTTCCTCGTCGTAGTGCTCCTGGCAGCGACGGAACACGAATCCGCAGCCCATGCACATGCCTTCCCACACGGCGCGGCGCCCGCACTCTTCCTTGTCAGGGCCTTCGAGGGTGCCGTTCTCGGTGCACGTCAGGGGCACGTCGGGCTGGCGCTGCTCGATGATCTCGACGGCGGGCGCGGGGGTTTCCAGGAGGGCGGTCACAGGAAGTACCTCTCGTCGTTGGCCAGTTCAGCGTCAGCGTTGGCGACGCCGTCGAGTTCGTCCTGGAGGTCCAGGCAGGGGACGCACAGTCCGCCGTAGAGCGGGTTGGCGAGACGGCCGCAGACGCGGCAGGACAGGTGGTTGTAGCGGTCGCGGGTCACAGGTCGTCTCCTTCGTCGTCGGGGTCCCAGAGGATGCACCCGATGCACAGCCCGGTTTCGAGGACCAGGATGCACTCCTTGCCGCAGCCGTGGCAGGTCTCTACGCGGCGCGAGGTCACAGGAGCCCCATGACGGCCTTGGCAGCGGCTTCCGCGTCCAGGAGCCCGACGTCGGCGTTACGTGCCGTCAGCGAGGCGTAGATGGCGTCCTGGACGTCTTCCAGGTCCGGCTGGGACGGGATGGTGGCCAGCGTGGCGTAGACCTGGGCTCGGGCGACGTGCACGGGTACGAGGTCTTGGCTGTAGCCGCCGTTGATGGTCTCCTGGACGTCGGTCAGGATGGCCAGGGCGATCTGGGCGTTCTCGTTCACGGGGTCTCCTTCGGTGGCGTAACGTCGCGGATCGTGGACGGGTCGATGGTCTGCTGCGCCTCTCGGATGTGCAGGCTTGCCCCCGAAGGATCAAGGAAGCACAGCCGGGTGCTGGTGCTCCCGGAGCGGGCAATCGCACAGAGGTAGCGCTGCTTCGGACGTCCGTTTGTGGCCCAGTCCTGGTACTCGCACGTGAACGTCGTCCCCGGTGCCATGTCCTCGATGCGGGGCGGAGCGTCACCAACGCCGTATCCACGTGCGAGACTCTCGCGGTGCGATCCCGGGTCTGCCTCCGCTCGTTCCCGGAGCAACTGTGCCGCGCTGACCGGCTCGGCGCTCGGGGTCGGCTGCGAGAGCAGGTGGCGCATCGAATTGGCGGCACTCCACGCTTTTGCGTCTTCGGCTTGCGTCGCCCAGTCCTCGATCAGCGACACGGGCACCTGCACGGTCGGCTCTGGGTTGCTCACGATTCCTCCTCGGGGTTGAGTTCGTTACGCATGGTCAGCATAGCCGACTCCAGGCGCCGCTGCACGGTACGTCGGCTGATTCCCAGGTTCGCAGCGATCTCATGGTTGGACTGCTGGGGCTGCCCGTTGAGACCGTAGGAGGACTCGACGATCATGCGGGTGGTGAAGTCGAGGGCGGCAAGAGCGCGGCCCGTGTCCTGGAGGTGTTCGATGCGGACGTAGTTGCGGTCCATGCCCGTTGCCGTGGCGTCGTCGATGGGGACGTCCGACTGGAAGACGCGGGTGATGGCGTCGAAAGTGCTCTTGGTGAGGCCGAACTGCGGCGCGAGGTCACGGGCCTTGTCGATGTCGCCGTCGGCGGCCTTGATGGCGTGAGTGCGCATGATGGCCGTGTTCATCGGCACCCGCATGGGGCGGGCACGGTTCGAGGCGGAGTTTACACCCTCGTCGTTGCGCAGGGCTCGGGTGAGGAAGGTGACGAATCCCCGCATGCCGCGGGCGGGGTCGAAGGCTTCGACGACACGGTAGAAGACCAGGATGGCCTCGCTCAGGATCTCCTCCTGCGTGGACGCGAAGTCCGCCTGGGAGACCAGCCCGGCGCCGATGGCGTTGCGGGTGGCACGGGTGACTTCCTTGAGGATGGGCGCGAGGTAGATGCGGAGAAGGGCCAGTTTGGCGCTCTCGTCACCGATACGGGAGAGTTCGATCAGTTCGGCGCGTTCGACGTCCGAGCGCGGCGGGTTAGGGATGCGGTCGAGGGTGTCGATGATGTTGTGGGTCACGCGGACACTCCGTCGAGGATGTTGAGGACGATCATGGCACCGGCGATCTTGCCGAAGGCGAACGTGCCGGTGACGGGCGTGGCGTTGACTTCCTGCGCCCACTCGCGCACTTGGGCCAGCGTGGCCTCGGCGGCCCCGGCGCGGAGTTCGTAGTCTTCGGAGCGGTGACGGGCGACGTCGAGGGCGAGGAGTACCGCCATGATGTCTGCTCCCGCGAGGGCGTACGTGCCGGAGGGACGGTCAACCCAGGTGAACTCCCTGTTGCCGTCGCGTCCCTCCTCGGCGTCGGCAGCGTAGTGCTCTGCCAGGAAGGTCCGCACCTTGGAAACGCGAGAAGCCCCGCTGATGTCCTTGTTCTCTGTCATATTCAGAGTCTAAGGGCAACCAGCGGGGCTGTCAAGTGGGGAGTTAGAGGCCGCCGTTCCAACGGTCTAGGCTGCGCTGCAACTTGTGCGCCGCCTCGGTGAGTTCGGAGTAGTGGCGGCCAAGCACGTCCTCTGCCTCGATGACGGAGGCGCGGAGAGCGAGTCGGGCGGGGTCGCTCGTGGTGTCGAACGTGGGGTCGCCGTGCTCGCCCTTGCTGCGGATCCCCGGGTCGTCCTCCTCGCCGGAGATCACGCGGGAGCGCTGCCACTGTGCCGTGTCGGCCTCCGCGAGGAGCGCCTGGAGTTGCAGGCTGAGGGAGACGGTGGCGGCGAGTTCCGGGTGGGTCAGGTGACGGGTCATGCCTTGGCCGTTGCCAGTGTGAGCAGGCCAGCGACGAGGACGATCAGGAAGATCAGCAGGCTCAGGACGATGGGGCCCAGGCCGAGGAGGAAGATGCCGCCGAAGGTGAGCGACCCGGCGCCGAACCAGCCCAGCAACTTGATGAGGAGCAGGCCGAGGACGGTGGAGATGTAGGTGCCGATCAGTTTGCCGATGTAGTCGATCATGGGCCGAGCCTTTCGTCGAGGAGCGGCGGGGCCGCGGTACGGTGATATACTACACCAAAAGCCCGCCCCAGTGACGGGACGGGCTGAGGGTGTAGACGCCTAGGCGCGGGAGGTGAGGTGCCAGGCGCCGCACTGGCAGTGGTAGGCGCGCTGCGGGGTCTTGGTGTGGTGGGTGTCGGTGGCGTTGATCTCGTAGATCCGCTTCTCGGCGCGCTCCTGCGTGCCGATGGCTACCTTCCAGGGCGTGGTGCAGGCGATGAGGCTCCGGGAGGAGTGGCGGCGGCTCATGATGGCTCCTTGTGACGAAGCCCCCGGGTGGGGCTGATGAACTCAGCGTACCACACCCGGGGGCGGTGTCTAGACCGATTTAGAGATTATCCAGATAACGAGGCCCATGACGACGATGTACGTGACGATAACGAGCGCGACTACCACGAGCCCTCCTCCTTGTTCGCGCCGTAGCCGCCGCCCCAGTTCTTGCCGTAGACCTCGGCCGACGCGGTCAGGGGCACGCCCATGAACGGCTTCGACATGACCTTGCCGATCTCGCGGCCGACTTCCTCGGCGTCGGCTGCGGGAGCCTGGAACAGGACTTCGTCGTGGATCGGCAAGATAAGGTAGTCGCCGAGCCCGGCGTCGAACATGTCGACGATGGACTCTGCGATGACGTCGCGAGCCGTGGACTGCACGACGTAGTTGACGGCAGCGTAGAGCCGGTCCTTGTCGAGGGGCAGGTGTCGGCCGGATACCGTAACGACCTCGCGCTTGCCGTACTCAGCCTTGCGCTGGAGCATCCGGCCGAACTTCTTGATCTCGGGGTACACGGCGTCGTACTTCGCGATGGCCTCGCGGACCTGCTCGATGGGAGCGCCGGTCTGTCGAGCCAGGGTGGGAGCCCCACCGCCGAACACCTTGCCGAAGCCGACACCCTTGCCGAGGGAGCGCTGGAACTTCGTGAAGTCCGGGCCGTACAGCATCTCGGCCGTGAAGTCGTGGAGGTCGATGCCTTCGGCGATAGCCGTTTTCATGCCCTTGACGTCGGCTAGGGCCGCGAGGACGCGGAACTCGACCTGGTCGTAGTCAGCGGACATCATGAGCATGCCAGGGTCGGCCAGGATCGCGCGGCGGACGCGCCACTCCTTGGAGGGCAACTGCTGGAGCGGGGGGTTGCTCACGGACATGCGGGCTGTGCGCGCCTGGAGCGTGCCGATGTTCGGGTGTATGCGACCGTCGCTGTCGGCGCGGGTGCGGAATGCGTCCACGTAAGCGACACGCCACTTCTCGGCGCGCTTAGCGTGGAGGACGGCGAGGGCGAGCGGGTTGGGCGTGCGGAGGCCGAGATCCTTCCACGTGGGGTCCATGTCCGCGAGGGGCAGGAGGACGCCCTTGTCGACCTTGAGGGCGCCGGACGGCGTGCGCTCGATAAGGCCGACGCCCATGCCGACGAGTGCTTCGGCGATTTGCGCCGTGGAGTTGACGTTCTCGACGCCGTACTTCGCGGCGGTCTGGCGGGCCTCGGCAGCCTCGACGGAGAGGTCCGTGTCCAGGCGCTCCGCGTACTCTAGGTCGACCAGCATGCCGCGGCGCTGGAGGAGCATGATGTAGGACTGGAACAGGTGCTCGAACTTCGAGAGGCGCGAGAGGCCGATGCCCTTGACGATCTCGGACAACTGGTAGAACAGGCGCGTCACGAAGATGACGTCGAGGCCCGCGTAGCGGTTGTACAACGGGTTCATGATGTCGATGAAGGCCCAGCCGGTGTCCTTGGTCTTGCCGATCTTGCGGAACTCGGCGTAGAGGCCGGTCTGCGTGTCCGGGGCGTCGGGGTCGACGTAGATCGCGGAGAGCGGCTTGAGGGACAGCCCGGCGCCGCCCTCGGACTCCTGTCGGGGGTCGATGAGGTGGGCGAAGATGCGGGTGTCGAAGACGCGGGGAGCCAGGGTCTCGACAGGCACGCCGAGGTGCTTGTCGATGACGAGGAGGTCGAACGGTGCGTTGTGCACGGCGAACAGACGGTCACTCTGGAGCGTGGCGCGGATCTCCTCGCGGAAGAGGTCGGCGCGGAGGTCCCATGCCTCGCGGTCGTTGCCGAACTGCACGAGGCGGAGTTCGAAGCCGGGGGAGAAGATGTTGAGGCCGGAGGTCTCGGTGTCGAGGCCGATGACGCGGTCCATCTTGCGGAGGAAGTCGAAGAAGCCTTCGAGGTCACGGCGGTTCTCGGGCGTGTAAATGTCGCAGACGGTGCCAGCGACGGTGTGGGTCTGGTGGAGCAAGTGGTGCCCTTCCGGGTCGGGCGCAAGTGGACCATGCGCGGGTGGTTTTCAGTGTGGAGCGTGTTTCACTGTACAGTGAAAAAGCCGGAACGGGAGGACGTCGAAGGTCGCGTCCCGTTCCGGCTGTAGGGATACTACACGTTCTCCTTGCCGATGTGCAGGAGGACGGGTGTGTAGTTGGCGAGGCTCGCGTCGTACTTCTCCGTTGAGATGTCCATGCTGCCGTCCCAGAAGGCGCTCACCATGGCCACGTTGTGATCGTTGCCGACGACCCAGACGTCGCCGTCCTGGTCGATGATGACAGAGCGGCGGGGGAGGGCGCCGATCTGCTCCTCGGTGAGGCTGTCGCCGACCTTGGCCTCCTCGGGGATTAGGGCGGCGAGTCGGTTGATGATGGATCCCTCGCTGCTCGCGGTGATCGGGAGTTCTGCCTTGAGTTCCTGGAGCAGTTCGACGGGCACGGACACGGTCTTGTCGGTCACGGGAGTTCCTTTCGTTGGTGAGTAGAGTGTATCACACGATGTCGAGGTCTGCACCTTGCATCGGTCCGCCGCCTTCGAGGATCCGCTCGACGGCGGGCTCCTGGGCTGCGGCCCACTCGGGGTTGTCGGCCGTGCGGGGAGCGCGGCGGATGCCCTGGAGGACGAACTTGCCGCCGGTGGACCGCTTGCGGATCACCTGACGCTCCTCCATGGCGCCGTAGAAGGCACGGGAGGACCACTTCTTGAGGTCGAGGTGGTTCTCACTGTCGGCCCACTCCTGGAACGCCTTGAACACGCTGGTGGCTTCGACCTTGCCGTTCTCGTCCTTGATGAAGACGCCGGGGAGGAAGCCATCCATGATGTCGCTCGTAGCACGGTACTCGGCGGTGGCGTCCTTGATGCGGCCGGGATCCTGAAGCCCGTTGGCATACCAGTCGACGGCGCCGCGGACGACCCAGGCGAGGATGCCTTCGGCCTCGGCGAGCAACTTCGCGGGGAGTCGGGGATCGCGCTCGGACGGGGCGAAGTGCCGTTCCCAGGCGATCAACTTGACACGGCGCCACAGGCCCTCGTCAGCGCCGCGGAAGGTGGGCTTGGCGTTGGTGAGGAGGGTGAGCAGGAACTCCGGGTAGAACGTGAAGAACTCGCGGTTGAGGAAGCGGGCGGTGAGGGGGTCCTTACCGGTGGCTCGCTTGATCAGCGACTCGTTCATGAACCGTCCGGCCTCGCCCTCGGACGCGACGACCATGCGGGCCCCATTGAGGGCTGCGATGTCGTTCGGGATGCCGCCATTCGGCTTCTGCTCGAAGGTCGAGAAGGGCGTCGTGGTGGTGATGTCCTGGAAGATCCGGGTGAGAGTGTCCGTGTAAACGCTCTTGCCGTTGGAGCCGGTGCCGTAGAATATGCAGAAGCACTGCTCGTCCGTCTCACCCGAGACACCGTAGCCGGTCAGGCGTTGCATGTACTCGGGCATGCCGGACTGGCCGGGGAAGACCTCGGTGAGGAACTGGGCCCAGCGCGGGGCGGTGGCCTCGGGCCGGTAGTTGAATTCGACCTGGCGCGTGATGAGGTACGTCGGGTCGTGCGCGAGGAGTTCGCCGGTGCGCAGGTCGACCACGCCGTTCTTGACGGCGAGGAGGTGGTGGTGCGCGTCGAACTCGGTGAGTGCGACGGCGACCATGGGCCGGAGTTCGCGGATCATCGAGTCGATGCCCTTGGTCGACTGGGTGTAGCGGGAGTGCGCGGTCATGGCCTTGGAGAAGCCGATGATCTTGGCGTCGGCACCTTCCTTGCTGGCCTCGATGCGGGCGTCCTTGGCGAGGGCGGCGAGATCCTTGGCGACGCTCTGGGCGGCCTTGCGGATCTGCTCGGAGATGTCGCGGCGCCAGATGCCGTCCTGGAGGATGTAGAAGCCGGTCTCGGCGCTGTACTTAACGCCGGAGCCCTGGCCAGCGACCCAGTCACGGAGGTACTGGGCGTTGCCGAGGTCGGTCATCTCGTACTTGGCGTCGTCCCAGCGGGCGCGGACGGTGGCCGAGGTGGTGGTGGTCTCGGCGTTCTCGATGGCACGGATGAGGGCCGTTTGGAACCCTGCCGGGTCGGTGAGGCGCCAGTCGTTCAGGTCGACGCCGTCGGGCAGGTTGAGGACGCGGACGTGGGCGCCGAGTTCGATGAGGCCCTTGGCGAGGGTCGCGGAGAACTGGCGGCCTGCGGCGTCACCGTCGCCTGCGATGACGACGGGGCGTCCCGTGGTCCACTGGGCGATCTCAGCGACGATGGCCGGGTTGTTGACTCGGGCAGCACCTGCTACCCCGATGGTGTCGTAGCCGACGGCAGCGGCGGTCAGGGCGTCGCCCGGGCCCTCAGCGATGACGACCTCAGACCAGCCGGACTCGCCGGGGAACCAGCCGAGGGGCGACCAGGAGCCACCCTCGGGGCTCTTCGGGCCCTGCCAGCGGACCTTGGCCGACGGGTCGAGAGCGCGCGCCTGGAAGTTGCGGGCAACACCCTGGGGGGTGCGGAAGGGCACGACGAGGCGTGGGACGTTGCCGCCGAGGTCGTCGGTGTAGCCGAGACCGAGCCGGTAAGCGTCGGCGAACTCCAGACCGAATCGGTGCAGGGCATACAGCCGAGCGTCGACCGCGGGGCCTGCGTCGAAGCCGAACGCACTCTCGTAGCCGTCGAGACGCATGGCGAGGCCCGCGATGGCGCCGGGGGTGGCCTGGGCGGACGTGGAGCGCGCAGTGGTCGGCGGGGTGGCGTCACCCTGGGCCATGTGCGTCAGGTCAGCCATGTCCATGCCGAGGCTGTCGAGGACGTGCTCGGTGGTGCAGCCTGCGCGGCACTTGAGGAGCACCTTGCTGGTCTGGCCGACGGAGACGCGGAGGGACGGCTTGGAGTCGGCGTGGCCGGGGCAGACGGCGAGCCAGCCGTCAGACTCCTCGGAGACTTCGGCGAGGCGGTCGAGAAGATCAGGAAGGGTCTTCGGTGGGGTTGGCATCTGTCTCCGGGTCGTCTGGGAAGTGTATGTCGAGGTACTGGAGGAGCCGTTCGACTGGCAACGGCTCCTCCCTGCGGTTCGTTCGCGTGCGGTGCGCGAAGTCGGGATCGCCGCCCTTAGTCACGGGGAAGCGAGACGACGACGGGCTCGTAGTAGGAGAACGCGGGGTCGTCGATGCCGGACACTGCCGGGTCGGTCTTACGAGGATTGATGTAGCGCAGCCGCTTGTCTCCTGCGACGAACCAGATGTCACCCACCTTGTCGCGGAGGACGGTCCCGACGGGGAGATCCCGGACGTTGTCCTCGTTCACGAGGTCTCCGACCTTGGGTTCGGCGGGGATGAGGGCCAGGAGGCCTGCCATGTCGTCGTCACGGACGCTGTACAGCGCACCCTGGTTGTCGATGAAGCGGAGTTCCCGCTCGCCCTTGAGGCGCTTGAGCAGGGCGACGGGCACAGGGACGGTTGCGTCGGTCACTCGGACAGCACCTCCTCGACGGTCACGCGGAACTTCTGAGCCCCAGTGCTGACCTCGACCTCGTTCAGGGTGGCGGAGTAGGCGCCGATCCAGGTGGGGTCCTCGGTGCCCTCGCGGACCATGCGGCTGTCGAGTGCTGCCGCGATCTCGTCAGCGATCTCGTCGGCGGTGAATGGCTGGGTCACTTGGACTGCTCCTTCTGGGTGGTCTTAACGGCCTTGCGGAGGCGCTTGAGGGCGGCCTCGCCGTTGATGGCGGACTGGGCGGCGCGGAGGTCTTCGGCGAACTTCTGGGCGCCGGACTTGACGACGACCTCTTCCACGTGCGACGAGTAGGCCGAGTAACGCGTGACTCGCTCTTCGACGGTGTCCTCGTACTGCTCCTCGACTCCGAGGAGGGCCATGACGACGCGGAGGTCGGCGGCGTGCTGGGCGGATTCCTGCTGTCGCCTCTCCACCGCCTTCTCGTAGCGGTCGCGGTAGACACTGCCTCCGGGGCCGGTGGAGGAGAGGAGGAGGGTGTAGGTGCCGTGGCCGTGGTCGTACGTTCCGTACTTCTCTGCGAAGCGCTTGGCGGCTGCTGTCTTGGTCATGGCTCGATACTACACGTGGTCGCGGAGTTCGGCAAGCACTTCTGCGAAAGTGGCGAGATCCATGACGACGTAGGTGTCGGCGACCCCCTTGCGTGGGCGCTTGATGGCGGCGACTCCCCAGCGCTCACCGGCGTTTACACGCTGCTTGTTGGCGCCGTCGACGCCCTCGCGGAGTGCGGAGGGGATGTCCTTCCAGTTCTTGGCCTGGATGATGACGGGCGAGACGCCGTGGATATCGCCGGTGTCCTTGTAGCCTGCCTGGGCGGGGCGGTAGGCCGGGATGCCGTGCTCCTTGAGGTAGGTCACGACCGCGGTTTCGAGGGCGGTGCCCTTGGCCTTGTTGGGGTTGGTCACCGCTCGACGACCTCAGCAGTGACTTCGCCATCCTCGTAGGACCGGATGGTGATGAAGCGATCGGTGTCGAGTTCGGGGCTGCCGTGCTCGCGAAGGCCATCGAGTAGCAGGCTGACGGCGTCCTGCACTGCCTGGTACTGCTCGTCGGGCGTCTGGTACATGCCTGAAACGTAGTGAAGCAAGGTCGTCTCCTAACGACGAAACGCCGGGCCTGGCTGCCGGAGTAGTGGCTGCCAGACCCGGCGGGTCGGGGTGGTTGTTACAGGGTGAAGAACTCGTCAGCGTCGCTGAGCGGCGGGGCCTCGGTGGGGGCGTCCCGGAAGACGTCCTCGGAGAAGGTGGCCGGGTCGATGCCGTTGGCTTCGAGGTAGCCGAACACGCTGGCGTCGCCCATGAGGACGGCACCGGCGAGCAGGTTGTTCACGTTGGCGGCGGTGCCGGAGAGGACGGCAGCGCGGGCTGCGTCCATGGCCTGGCCGACGGGGAACTCGATGCGGAGGGAGACCGGGTATCCCTGCTCGGTGTAGTACGTGACGGTGACGCCGGTGTACTCGATGGTGATGTCCTCGACGGTGCCGGAGTCAGTGACCGTGAAGCCCGCCTCCTCCATCATCGTCAGGAACTCGTCGTCCGTCGACTCAGAACTCACGGATGCCCTCTTCGACCGTCGCGTGGAAGGTCTGGATGAGGCCGTTCGGGCCGTCGATGGTGATGGTGACGCGGTTGCCGTCTGCCGTCGCCTTGATGTAGTCCGCGGCGATGTCGGCCGCAATTCCCTCTGCGGTCGCGCGACGTGCGGGCTTGGCCTCGCCGACGACGTCCTTCTCGGTCTCCGCCTCGTGGGACGGCTCGATGTCGGGCTGCTTCTTGGCGGTCACTCGGCGGCTCCTAGGAATTCGAGGGTGGTCTCGGTGTAGTTGACGACCTTGCCAGCACGGGGGCCGGACTTGGCGGTGAACTCGACCGGGTTGCGACCGATCTTGGCCTTGATCGGGCCCTCGCTGTCGTCGAGGTCGTCGTAGAAGCCGTTGCGCGCGAGGTTGCGCTCGAAGCCCCATGCCTGCGACTTGACGTAGCGGAAGACGCCAAGGTCCGGGTCATCCGCGAGGCGGAAGTAGACCGTGGTCTCCGGCGCGGGGACGAGACCCTTCTTGGCCTTGTCCTTGCGCTCGTTGAGGTCGAGACCGGCGCCCGGGTCGGCCGTGCCGTCCTCCATGGTGGTGCCGTCGCCCTTGCCGAGGAGTTCGCCGTTGGCCCACCAGGTGTACTCGACGGAGACGGCCTCGGGGCTGTCGATGATGATGGTCAGGGCCTTGGACTTCGTGAAGACCTCGTGCTCGACGATCTCGTCGCCGTTGCCCTTGGTCTTCGTGATCTCCTGGACGTCGCCGCCGTAGAGTTCGGCGACCCGCTGGGCCACGACCTCGTCGTCGCTGACGAAGCGCCACTCGTCGAGGGAGACGGGACGGCCGTTGTTCACGTACCCGGCGGACAGTTTACCCACCAGGTCGTCGCGGTAGGGGTTGGACGGGCTGGTGCGCTGCTCGTCGTCGAAGAGGCTGATTCGCTGGGGCAAGTGGTGTCCTTAGATGTGAGTGTAGAGTGGGCCCCGTGAGGGGCACCGGTATACTACACCTAGGACGTAAGATGGCGTCAGCCCACGTAGAACTCCTTGCGGCTACCCTCGGCGGAGGTGAGGCGGGCACGCTCGTCGAAGATGTGCGTGGCGACGACGCGAAGCCCGGCTTCGTAGTGAGTGAAGTGGTGGCCGCAGAAGATGAGTTCGACGGGGCCGCCGGACTCGGGCCACATGCCGACGGTGACGTAGGCTTGGGCACCGCAGTTGCGAACGTCGCAACGGTCGGCGTGCGTGAGGCGCGAGGTGGCGGGGACCTCGTCGTGGGTGAAGAGTTCTGGCTCCATGCGTCGATACTACACCAAAAGGCCCCCACCCGGAAGGGGCAGGGGCCAGATGGCTACTTGATGATCGCTTTGATGCGGTCGGGCTGATTGCCGGACCAGTGTTCGACGATGGTGGTTGTCTTGCCGGGATCGTATTCGTGCTCGCGCTGGGTGTAAACGACCGGGGCTGCGAGGTAGCCGAGGCCCTTGATGAACGCGAGGGCGTCGGGCTCTTCGGTGACGTCGACCGTGGTGTACTCCAGGCCACGGCTGTCGAGGAAGCGCTTGGTCGCCGTGCACTGCACGCAGTTCGGCTTGGTGTAGAGGGTGATGGCCGTGGCCTGGGTGTCACTCAGTTGGAGTTCTCCTGTCGGATGTGGGCGTAGAGGGCGTTGACGGCCTCGTGGAGTTCGTAGAACTCCTCGTACGTCAGGGCGACAATCGCCAAGCCGCCGTCGCCGTCCGGGACGGAGAGAAGCGCGTCTTCCGGCTCGTCGAGGTCCAGGGCGACCCCCCAGAGCGCCTGTAGCGACTCAGTGGTCGCCGTGCTGTGCCGCTCGAATGGGCTCACGCGGGCTCTCCTGCCATGATGCCTGCCGGGCGGGTGACCGCCGGGCCGGGGATGGACTTGCGTCCGCGCTCGTCGCGGCGGTACTCGACGGCGGCGAGGACTTCGGCTGCCTTCTGCGAGCGCCGGGTCCCCATGTGGGGAAGGATCTCGCGGATGATGGCTTCGGCGCGAGGGCCGGAGATCTCGGCGTGCCAGGTGGGGGCCGCGGGGGCCTTCTTGAGGGACAGGCGGATCGAGGTGTCCATCATGGTCGCCGCACGGCCGACGACGTCGCGGTCGGTCATGGCGAGGCGGATGCGTGCGTAGCGCCCCTTGGAGAGGTCGATGCACGCTTCGCCTTCGCAGAGGCCGACGAACCACATGAGGTCGTCGTGGTTACCCTTGAGCGCCACTGTTACTTGGCCTCCACGAGGGGGGTGTAGGGCGCGTAGAACTCGGGGGCGGGGTACGGGTCGGAGAAGTCCGGTGCCTCGATCGGGGTGAGCCAGTAGCCCTGGCCGTCCTTGAACAGGGTGAAGTCCCCATCCTTGTCGGTGTAGACACCGTCGCGCGGGGTCTCGAAGGGAGCGGCAGTCAGGCGGACCAGGTCGTCGAAGTCGTCGAGGTCGAGGCTGTTCCAGAAGACGTCGTGGTCCGGGCAGGAGTCAGACGAGAGGAGGGTGTGGATTTCCCCGTCGATGCTCTGTACGATCTCCCCGTCGATGTACTGGTAGACGCCGTCGGCGAGACGGGGCGGCTTGACCGGCTCCGGCGCCGGGGCGGGCAGGCTCACGTTCTGGTTGCGCGGGAGGTCGGCGATCTTCTTCGACCGGCTCAGGTCGATGTACGTGTCACCGTTGTGACCGGTGCCGATGAGGGCGGCCTGGTTGTCGTCGACCAGGACGATGTCCCCGTCGCTGTCCTGGTAGATGCCGTCGTCGTACGTGGTGTAAACGCTCACGCGTCCTCCTTGGTAGTGGGGTTGCAGGGAGATACTACACTGAGCGGGGCGGCTTGGGCGATATATCACAGCGGCCCCCTGGCTGAGTTCCGATGGGATCAGGCAGGGGGCCGTGTGGGTCTATGGGCGGCGAGGAGAGAAGGATCGAACTTCGGGCCAGTACGTGTGGTGATATCGGTACTCCGCGTACGCTTGCGCGGACAGCGCAGATGAGAAGCGGCGCGGGCCGAGACGTTCCTTGCGAAGGAACTGTCTGGCGATCAGGATGCCCTCACGGATCTGCCGGGCGGCGCGGGTGCTCAGTCCCAAAACTCGGGCTTCCCTTCGTCTTCGTCGTAGTCTTCGGCGCGGGCGATGGCCTTGCCGCGGAGTTCGTCTTCGAGGTCGTCGTCTGGTTTCACACTGTCTCCCATCCGGTCGCGCGCTCGACCGTGATCTCTCGGTCCCACTGGTGCGCGGGGTTGCGGCGCTTCGGCTTGAGGCGCGTGGCCTGGCCACGGGCCGCGCCAACGGTGGCGTAGGGTCCGAAGATGACCACGCGCTCGACGCCGTCCGTGATGCGGCCGGCCTCGATCATGCGGACGCGGTACGCGGCGTCGGTGTCGGGCATCTGGCGGCTCACCGGAAGTCCCTCACCTTGGCGATCTCGCGCTGGACGTCGTCGGCCGAGGCAGCGAGGTAGCCGCCTCCGGCGAAGTCCACGATGGCACTGATGGCGCGCTCCCGGGAGACCTGATCGAGGTCACTCAGGTCGTTGACGTCCTCGCCGTAGTAGTTGCAGGAACAGCCGCCGTCCTCCAGGATGAAGAACAGGCCGGAGGAGCGTTGGAAGTAGACCCCCGTTGTGGACCAGTCCCAGTCCCCGGAGGAGAGTTCGGCGACCTCTTCGAGGCCATTGGATTCGATTACGCTGCGAATGCTCATGCTGGAATTGTAGCACGCTTCGGGGCACGCGGGCGACGGCGCTGCGGGCCGGTCGGGAGGGCGTCCTCGTCGACGTAGGTCGTGAAGAGTTCGGTCTCGGAGACGATCTGCTTCGAGAGGCCCTTGTCGTAGTCGAAGACCTGGCGAAGGGCCTTGAACACCTCGAAGCACTCCTCGTCGGCCTGGACCTCGACGACCTTGAGCCCTTCGGGTCGTACGTGGATCACCAGGCCACCGTCCGCCTCCGGCGTCGGGACGCGGGTGCCGTCCTGGCGGATGATGTTGTCGGAGTAGCGGTACGCGGCCAACTGGATGCCGACCTCGGCGTGGATGCCGCTGCGGGTCGTCTTGTTGTCGACGAAGTAGCGCTTGCCGTTGAGGATCATGTAGGCGTCGAAGGATCCGGCGTAGCCGTAGGTGTCAGACCAGACGGTCTCTTCGAGGAACACGTACTCGGGCTGCTGGTCGTTGAGGAACTTGTCGAAGTGCTCGACGAAGACCTGGATGTCAGGGGTCACGCGGCCCGGACCGAGGCCCTTGGCCATGCGCTCGAACGCGGCGTGCGCGGCGGTGCCGGTGTCGGCAGCCTGGGCCGTGTTACGGCGCGGAGCGCCCTTGGCGAGGTCGATGGCACCCTGGCGGTCCCCGTTGAGGACGAGTTGGGTGATCGGGCCCATGTTGTCGACGGCGTACTCAGCGACGAGTTTCGCCGCCCAGTGCTGGAGGAAGGGCTTGCCGATCATGTTGAGGACGGAGGTCACGCCGGGGACCTTGACGGCCGCGTCGTCGGGGTCGACGTAGAAGCGGGTGTCCTGGCGCTTGATGGTCTTTACCTTGGGAGTAGTCACGTGACATACTACACAAGCGCGGGGTAGGGCGGGCGGCCTGAGATAGTACCGGATCGGTACGAGTGACAAAAGTGACATAAGTGACGGGTTTTCCTATTACTTCCTATAGATGTTAAAGTCTATAAGGAGAGATAGAGATTAGGGGTCACTTATGTCACTTTTGTCACTATTTCGTACAGCGGACGCCCAGGATGTACCCCGCGTGCAGGTCCCGCCGACCCGGTACTCGGCTGGCGTTCAGGTTAGAGTCCGAGTTCGATCTGCGCCAGCGCGCGGACCCAGTCCTTGAGGTCGCTGACAGAGGAGGCGTTGTGGAACTCTTCCTCGGTCTCGTAGCCGACCAGCGCCGTCTCGCTCGCGTGGGTGTCGCCGTCGTCGACGCCAGGTCGCGTGATGCGAACCAGCGTGCCACCTGCCTCGCGAATGGCATCGGCCTCGTTCGGGTAGCGCACGTCGGTGATGACGACAGGGAAGCCTTCGGCTCGGTTGCTAGAGGCTTCCTGCATCCCCGCGGCGACCCAGAAGTCCTCGTCGAACTGGCGGACGCCGTCGCCCAGGCGCTGGAGGAAGCGACGGGCTTCGGGGTAGGTGTCCTTGACGTGCTCCCAGCCTAGATCATCGACAGCCTCTGCAAGGTGGTACGTGTAGAGGCCATCCGACGGAAGCAGCGGGTCGATGGTCAGCGCCATCTCCTTGAGCGGGTCGGCGAACGCCACGCGGGCGAAGCCGAACTCCTCGACGAGGACGGCGGCGAAGGTGTCCTTGCCGACACGCTTCTTGCCGATGAGGCCCACGAGGGGCGGGAGCGCGGTCACTTGGTCACCACCTTTGCCAGGTAGGCGATGTAGGCGATGAGGATGCCGCCGATCGCGATGCCATACACCCACGTGGGGGCGAAGGCGAGGAGCACAGCAAAGCCGACGATCACTCCGACGCCCCCCGTGAAGATCCCCAGGATGATGAGGAAGTTGAGCCAGAACGAGTGGGTCACTTGGCCTCCTCCGAACGGCGGTCGAGTTCACGCTGGAGACGCGCGAGTTCCCGGCGGACGGGACGGACGAGGGCACTGGTGTGGTGGCCGATGATGAGCCACTGGATCTTTCGGAAGGAGTCGTCACGCCACGAGACGAGGTCGGCGGTCGGGATGTGTCGGTATGGTCGCATGCGTCAAGGGTAGCAGGTCCTGTGAACGACGACAAGCCCCCAGCCGAAGCCGGGGGCAGGTCGTGCTACGAGAGGGTCGAGATCGTAACCCAGTCGATGTAGAGGTGACCGGCACCGCCGTAGTTGCCGACCTGGTACATGAACCGGTGGGTCGTGAACGGGATGTCAGTCGTGGACGTGTAAACGAGGACGTCGTCGACGTAGTATTTCAGCGAGCCGCCGACGTTCGCCGACGTGCCCGGCTTCCACTCGACCGCGTAGACGTGCCAGTCACGCCAGGAGACGCCGAGGTTGACGTCCTGTGCGTTGGCCTCCGACCCGACCACCATGGAGTGCTGGTGGATCCAGGGGGAGTCCTGGAAGCCGTACTGCCCGCCGGAACTGGATACCGACTCGGGGAAGTCGACCTCGCCGTCAGCCCAGACGCCGGAGGACGGCCAGAGCATGAACGCCGGGCCGTTGCCGATGCCGCCGATGGCCTTGGCTCGCATGGCGAACCTGCCGCCGAGACGGTTGAAGTAGTTCGACGGGGAGCCAAACGAACCGGCCGACCCGCGGGTGCCGTCGAGGGTGATGTCGAGGACGCCATCGTGGGCCGAGTTCATCGCCCGCGGGAAGTACGGGGACGCCTCGTCGTACGGCTGGAACGAGTTGGCGTAGACGGTCATGAACTGCCCGGCGCCCGTGCCTGCTGCGGCGGCGGTGTCGAAGTTCTCCGTCATGAGCCGCGTGAAGCCAGCGGGATCCGTCGTGGGAGCGGCGACTGCCGTGCCGAGTTGGCGGATGGGGACGGTCGAGACGAAGTTGTCGATGGAGAACGTCTTCGCCTGCTGGTTGCCCGTGCCGGTCTGGCCACCGTTCGACGCGGTGAACAGCACGAAGCCGTCGGACTGGTCGATGATGTGGTTGGCGTTGTCGTAACCCCAGGTGGTTGGCTGCGTGCCGCCCACGGTCCAGGCGCGGATCTGGAGCCGCTTGCCGGTTGCGACGATGCGCATGGTGAACGACGTGCCGGGGAACGTGAAGGGCGTGGTGCCTGTCGTGGTGCCCGCGGCGTAGCCGTTCTGGAACTCGATCTGCCCGCCGTTCGCGCCGGGCTCCAGGATGATCATGCTGCCGGACTTCGGCGAGCCGTCACCCGCGCCACCGACCCAGAGGTCCGCGGTGCGGGCTCCGAGCGTGATGGCGGGGTACTGCTCCAGGAGGTTCACGAGCGTCACATCGAACGTCATGTCGATGTCCGAGATAGCTGCCGGGGCTCCAGTTGTGGAGTTGCCGCCGAGGTTCGCCGGGTCGCCCAGGAGCACGCCCACGCCGCCCGTGTAGGCCGCGGTAGTGCCCGGGTTGATGACCATCTTGCCGCTGACGATGGTGACGGTACCGTTGGCTCCCGCCTTCTTCCACACGGGCGAGAGGGTCGAGGAGAACGTGTCGCTGTAGTACGCCTGGGTCGTCGGGGCGACGGCAGCGGACCACACGAGGGTGGAGCCTGCGTAGATTGCCGAGCAGTCGGCCGAGCCGACCTTGAACGCAGACGGCGCGGTTGCTCCCGCGTAGACTGGCACTAGCCGACCACCACGTAGAGTACCGACGCGTCCTTCGTGCCGAGCGCGGCATATGCCGCTGCGGTGATCTGCTGGATCGACTTGATAGCCGTAGGGGCATTGACCTTGGCGTCGAGGGCAGTCTGCTGAGCCGTTGAAACAGGCTTAGCGGAGTCAGCCGTGTTGGTCACGTTGCCGAGACCAACCATCGCGGCGGTGATGCCGGTGACGGTGCCCGTGAAGGCCGGGCTGGCGAGGGGTGCCTTGGCAGCGAGGGCGGTAGCCTGCGCCGTCGAGACCGGCTTGTTCGCGTCAGAGGTGTTGGTGACCTGGTCGAGACCGACCATCGTAGCAGTGATGCCCGTGACGGTTCCAGTGAACGCCGGGCTAGCCAGCGGAGCCTTGAGGTTCAGCGCGGTCTGCTGCGCGGTGCTGACCGGCTTGGCCGTGTCGGCGGTGTTGTTGACGCTGCCGAGCCCGACCATCGTAGCCGTGATGCCTGTCACCGTGCCGGTGAACGCGGGGGACGCCAGCGGAGCCTTGAGGTTCAGGGCCGTCTGCTGGGCGGTCGAGACGGGCTTCGCCGTGTCAGCCGTGTTGTCGACGTTGGCGAGGCCTACGTCCGACTTGGCCAGTGTGACGTCACCGGAGCGGCCTGCTACGGCCGTGACGGGCGCCGACTGGAGCGCGGTGTCGGCCTTGGCGAGCGACGCAACCGTGGCCGCTGAGAGGGCGATGACGCGGTCGGCGCTGAGATCCCCGCCGCCGGTCAGGCCGGTCCCTGCTGAGATCACCCGCGTCGTGGGGGTGCCCCCGGAGCCGGGAGGGCCTACGAGCGAGGCAAGCCACTGCGCCTGCGTGCCGCTGTACCCGTTGGCCACGGCAACCTCGTACGCGCTGATCCCAGGGGCTCCCGGGTCGCCAGGCTGTCCCGGGTCGCCGGGATCTCCGGGGTCGCCCTTCTCGCCGCGGGTGATGGACACGCCGCCCGAGACGGGGATGGGCGTGACGTCGGAGAGGTCGACAGTCGTGTTCGCCGGGAGTTCGATGTTGAACGAGCGGTAGGTGAGCGCCGTGGTGCCGTACTTGAGGTCGATGAAGGCCAGCGTGTACGTGAAGTCAGTCGGGTTGATCCCGGTGCTGTTCGTGGCGATCAGGGAGACACCGCGCACGCCGTTGAGGCTGATGTAGCCCTCGGAGTCGAGGTCGGCCGTGATTGGGGTCGGGAGCACGATGGCCCCCTCAGTCTCCGCGATGACCGCAGAGACTGAGGGGGTGAACCGCACCTTGCCGGTGACCGGCACTTCGTCGGGGAAGTTGTCGGGGTCGCCGGTGGTGTCAGCGACGGTGGCCAGGAAGCGGCCGGTTACGGTTCCATACTGCACGAAGGGTGCTCCT